TTATTCACCCTTGTAGATACAACCTGCTGTACAAGTTTCTTTGATCTCTACTTTGCTTAGTAGCGGTAGGTTTGGTTTTAGCTGTTGCCAAATCCATTTTGCTAGCACTTCGCTGGTCGGGTTTTCCAGACCTTCGATGTCGTTTAGGTAGTAGTGGTCTAAGCGATTGTAAATTGGTTTAAATGCAGCTTTTATCTCTGCAAAATCCACAACCCAACCTGTATGTGGATCAACTTCACCTTCTACATAAAGACGAACAAGGAAAGAGTGTCCGTGCAAACGACCACACTTGTGACCTTCTGGTACGTGTGGCAAATGGTGTGCCGCTTCGAACATAAACTCTTTGTATATTTCTGACAAATGGGATGACAACTTGGTAAACCTCTGTTTTATATAGACTTTTACAGCGCTAAAATAGTGTGTATATGAACTCATATACACGCCTATATACACACTGTATTTTTTCGTGCTCCCCGATATACACACAAATCGGCGTGATTTAAGAAAAGGATCGGGCAAACACGAAACGATAATGTGGTCATTATCGTTGGCTGAGAGGCAATGCGCAAGTGAGTAAAACTTATATACACGATATCCAGTCACCAGCTACACACTCAAAAAAAGGGAGCACTTTCGCGTTCCCTTTTAGCTAATAGATTAAAGCTATCCCCATCAAGAATCATCTTTTTTACTAATGTTAGTAAACTTTGCTTCCTCTAGAAGAAGGGCTGCTTTCATTACTGCGCACTGAATGAACTCTTTTGTGGCATCATCAAGAACCTCGCATTCCATTAACTTGGCGATAACTCGTAAGTTGATAGTCAACTGCTCCATCATTAAATCCTCACGCACAACTCTTAGAAACAAGTTATAGCTACATCACGCATTAGTAGCTCACAGCAATATACTACATAGTTACTGTATATTTATCCAGTACGTGTAATCAAAAATAAACTTTCGAAAACCAAAATAAACAATCAGATACAAATATGTTTTTCATTAAAAACCCAACATGATATGCTACAAAAAGCTTGACTATCACGCCTCACGGTAATTATTCTATTCGGGCAATGGCAAAATCCGTTGTCGGGATTAGGAACCCCGCAATTACAAAGGCGTGATAACGCCAGCTTTATGCTGGTTTTTTATTGCGTGATTCAGTGCACCCAAATTATGGTGGACTGGATGAGGGCGCTTCGGCGCGCCGTTTCCTTTGTAGCGGTAGTTCCTAACCTTGTTCAGTTCACCACCAGCAGATTAGGAACCTCTTGGTGGTGATTTAAATATCATTACAAAGGAGGCGACTATGCCAGCACAAACTACACTTCCAATCGAACAACATCGCCCTGAAGATCTCGTTTTCGTATCTAAAACTAACGCTTTAGTTACCGATTCATTTCTGGTGGCTAAGTACTTTAACAAACAACATAAAGACGTGATTCGTAAAATCAGAAACTTGGAGTGCTCGCATGGTTTTACAGGGCGCAATTTTACGCTTTGCCACAAAAACAATGAGTTACAGAACAACAAACTCCAACCGTTCTATCAAATAACGAAAGATGGGTTCATATTCTTGGTGATGGGCTTTACCGGAAAGAAAGCTGCTATAATCAAAGAAGCTTACATCAATGCTTTTAACTTAATGGCTGAGAAGCTAACCAAGCAGAGTGAAAACTCCATCGACTTCAATCCAAATCTCTACAAAGACTTCGTTGACTTGAAAGAGCATGTAAACTTTAGAGTGTTGATTGACGTGGTTGCTGGACGAGCAAGTGGGCTCCAGTTTGTGCCCGATGACGCTTTTGTGTGTAATAAAGAGAAGTTTATGCACTACATGAACAACAACCGAATCTTCACCAATCAAGACATTATTAAGATCAATGCTATTGCAGCTAAACGTCTTAGTTTGATGTAAAACAAAATAAAGCCAGTTAATAGCTGGCTTTATTTGTACCAGCTGGGGTGCAATCTGACAGGTTGCCCGAAATGAGTTCAGCCCAATAATGAATTTGGTTAACCAGTGACACCTTGCGATCACCGAGCAATTTTGTCATAAGCTCACCGTTGTAATAGCCCTATTTAGATGAAGAGCATTAATATAAATTCCCCGCACATATCGACTTAAGCAATTCAATGATAACTATGTTTCGAGTGCTTTTTAGCAACTGAACTAAATAATTTCTGCCCAATTGTGAGTTACAACACCAGTAATTCGATCTAGTCCTGACTTCTCCCCGCCCTATCGGGCGAGGCTTTACGCGCTACTTGGTAACTAACCAGAGGATGAGTAAGATCGAGTATGAGTTACTGCACTTTATTGTATCTAGAGACTTCTTAACGCTTTTGAGCGACATACCCTGCGAATTTCCGCTATCGCCGCCTTAGTAGAATCACCCTTGATTTTCTCGTAGATACAGTCATCGGTCTGGGCTGCAATTTTGGCTTGAGCCTCTTCTATCTGACGCTCAATTTTGTCGCGATCAAGGTTAGTAACCAAATCACCATGAACACCCAACTCAACCTCATAGAACTTGCAAACCTTATACTTTTCGATTTGCTCTTTTAGCTCCACCTCACGCATTGCACTATTAAAGTCAAGTTCCGACTTACCAAAGCCATGCATTTCAGCAACTTTGGCTCTGCCATATTCAAGCGCTTCTTCATCCGACAAACCATTATCAACACCTTGCGCAACATTGATTTTAAAGTCACGCGAGTACAGTTTGCTCTCCATCAAACGTGCATAATGATAATCATACGGGTTTCGTTGTTCCGTTACCGTCGGGCAGCGTGGTAGTTGCGCTGCGGTGGCGCACGACGCGCCACCAGCTAAACCCAAAATCATTGCTGTTAAAATGCTTTTACTAGCGATCATTTTAGATCTCTCCATACTTCTTTTCTAAGCACTCCATTAATGCTACCAACTCTGTTGCTCTTGCAGCAACTTCATATATTTTTGATTATAGTGCGCACCATTCTGTGATTTACTCGCCATTTTGAAATGTTGCTTCACCGAACGGCTTAAAACTTCGTTGGTGATCGGGTTTTGTCGGCCCCATTCCGAGCGGTTGAAATCACGGATATTGTTAAGCACGCTTTTACGTCCATCATTGTCCTTAGTGCGTACCGCCAACCAGTAAGCATTCATTAAGCTTTGACGACGGCGAGTAACTTGACGTTCGTAGCCTTTCAATGCGCTGTTTGAGTCGTACTGCTGAACAAGTCGAGCCGGAGTAAAACCAAGCGCTTGTTGAGCATGTTCAAACAATGTCACATCATCAATGATAATTTCACCATTTCGGTTTGTGACAGTGCCACCTTCTGAAGCGTATCGCGCAGTTCTAAACACGTCCTTAATCCATTTTGGAGTCATGTATTCTACGCCGCGAAAATACTGGCCTTCTGTCATGTAGTCCAAACCACGCGCCCAAGATACAGCAATACCAAATGATGCACCTGCCGCCTGTTGAAGAATGTTTTCAGCAACACCAACGCTATCTTGTGCGTCTGATTCTTGTACCCAAAGGCGAAGCAAATCAATGTTGATTCGGCTTGAAACGCTAGGCATTGAACCGTAGTACAAGCCTTTCGCAATATCTTCACCAAACGTCTTAGCAAGTAGCGATTTTAGCTCTGTCTCTGCATCCCAAGGCTCATTGTCATCACCTGCCACTGCATAGGCCATATTAGCAATTGCCGCGATTGTAGCGACTGGTAGAGCGTTTAGACCGCCAATGGCAAACGTAACGGAAAATGTGCCAAGCAACTGCTTACGCGCTTCCTTTCTCACCTCTGGCGTTTCGCCCTTAATTGAATCAAAGAAACGGCTAAACAAGTAGTAAGTCATGTTTTGGCTGTACTGCTTGAACTGCAATGCTACCGCCGCAACGTCACCTTGCATGAATCGAGCGCGGTTACGGCTCGAATAGTCAAAGTGGCTATCCCAAGTTGCTTTAGTTGCGTAATCAAGTGACTCTTGTTTGCTTAGTCCGTTCTTCTTCGCCATACGGTAAGCAGTGATAAAACAAACCTCACGGTTCATTACTTCGGCCCAATGGAAAGGCGCACCGATTAGTTGCTGTGCTTTCGCCCATTTACCCGTATAGTTTGACGACTCTTGCTCTGCCATACCTGTTAAGTCGGCCATTTGAGTTACGTCGATAGCACCAATTTTGATCGCGTGGCGTAACGCCTCTCTCTCTTCTTGGTTAAGTACGTCTCCCAAAATGCCGTTGGTCATGTCCATATCACCACGCAAGCCAGCTTTTGATTTTTTAGCAACGAACGTCTTAGCAAATAGGCCCGATAGATTTGCCATTTCCGCCGCTGTTTCCTTAAAACCAAAACGTGAGCCAATGTAAGGCAAAGCAATCTGCCAGTTTTGGGATAAGTTGATCATCGCTGACGCTGGTGAAATACCGATTTGCCAGAAGAACCCAAAACCAGTTAGCGCTTGCGCCCATTGTGCGCGTTGTGGGTTCATCATCCATTCGTGACGCTTAACCATTTCGTTATACAAGCGTGACGCCGAAACGTTATTGCTCTTATCCGTGGCAATCTTCAACTCTTCCATTAGATCGGTGAAGCGCTTCTCTGTTTCTAGTCGCGCTTGTTGGTTCGCTTGGCGAACACCCTGATCTGCTAGAACACGAGCCGCATCTTCTGAATAACCAGCCACACCTTTACGGTGAATGAATGATTTACGAATTGAACGATCAGGCATGGCTTGCAAATACATTTGGTAGATTTCATCAGTTAACTGATCTTTCACCTTGTCGTTAGTTTGCGCACCTGAGATCGCCTTAATAATATCGCTCACGAATGACGCGCTAGCACCATTTAGGCCGCGACTCTCTTGGATTTTTAGACCAAAGCGCACTTGTCCAACTTCTAAGTTCGCATTCTTATCATCCTGAACCTTGTAGCCAGCCGCCTGAAGCTTTTTAACGTCTTTCATCATGGCGTTTTCAGTCTCATACATTTGGAATACACGCTCACCGCTTGGGTCAACGGCATCGATCCAGTAGTTACCAAAACGCGCCAACGGAACATAGAAACCAAGGCGTGATTTTTCCATCATGTAACGATGGTAAGTGTTCTCACCTGCTCGTTTGTTACCAGCCATGGCAAGATCAGTAATGCGCTCTTCTAGCGCCTTATCCATTTCCTCGCGTTGGCTAATGTAGTGATCGCGCACATCGGTAAAGACTTTTTGAGCATCTGGCGAAAGCTGTAGGAACTTCTCGCGTAATGCCTTGTGTTTAAGTCTTAGTTTCGGCTCGTTCTTAATCTCACGCTCTAGCGCTTGGCGTTCTTGCCAAATTTCGGAACCGCGCTTAGTTTGCGAACCGCCGTACTCTTGGTAAAGCTTCGCTAGTGTTTTGAGTAGCGCTTTCTTCTCATCAGTTTGGTCAACATACTCTTTTGACGGGTCAACATCGGCCAACGTCGCATCGTGCAACAAACTAAAGGTAGCTTCGGCGTCTTGTGGCTTATCCTTACGGAACTTATTCAAGGCATCAGCTTGTTTGTGAACTTTCTCAATCAAGTCTGTTTTGCGTGTAGTAAACAAATCTTTGTTGTTTACATACGACTCAAGAATGTTGCCAACCTCACGGCTTACTCGTTTTCTACCTACTTCAGCCATTTGGCGTAGGTTTAACAACGCCCAACCACCATTTTTAAGCGCATCAAACTGCTTGCTAATAAATGGAACGTTGATCTTGCCAAGCATTTGCTTGTAGAAACTCTCATTCTTCGCTGCCAACGCATCAGCAATGCTCACAATTGGATCGCCTTGCTGCGCCAAATCCTCATCCATGCTTGAGATTGTTTGGCTAAAGCGCACAACGTTAGAAAGCGTGGTCATTCCGTTAGGTTTTCGAAGGTCGCTATCCACGTTGTTGATCATGTTGCGCACTTCTGAAAGCGTGATTTTCTCTGCACTCAAAATGCCAGAACGACGCAATGCACCAAGCACCCAAGACAACACTTTGTCTAAGATTCGTTGAGAAACGCTAGACTCTGTTTCTGCAATCTTAGCGATCACCTCTTCCGCTTTTACGTCTTCCGGTGCGGTTCGATATGATTTATCAACCTCGGCAAAGATGCCTTTCAAAGAGTTAACGTTTCGTAGGCTGTTGACCTTCTTGGTTAACTGCGCTTGTTGAGCAACGTCTAGGTTTGCGTATAGGCCATTGTGAGCAATAAACTCATGGCGCAAAGTGCGGCGAACGTCAGCAACGTTTTCCAAGTTTTCTGCCACCAGCACAACACGGTTATCACCGGACAACCATGCGCCTTTAACAATCGCATTGGATTCAGTTTCAACCAGTTCATGCAGATCGGCCATAGTTGGCACAACCATTACATTCGCACTTTTCAAACCGTCGTATTGGTTAATCCAATCTTGAGCGGCTTGAGTAACCTTTTCAGGCGATAGGCTGGTGGAAGGCTTTTTGTTGACTTCGCTGGCCTTGCTGAAACGAATATCGTCGTACTGATCGTTCGCTGGTTTTTCAATGACAATAATCTTTGTTGCTACGTTCGTAGGGTTCAAGCTGTTCTTGAATGCGCCAGCGTCTAGGTTGATCTCTTCTGCACCAACTTCATCTAGGTAACGACGGAAGTTTTTATTTGTTGTGTTGCCACGATTACCAGCCATTGAGCTAATGATAGCAACCAACTTACCGCCATCTTTTAGCATCGTTAGCGCATGGTTGATGTGGTGAATATCTGCATCGTTACTAAATGGAGGATTCATAACAATGCGGTCATAGATTTCACCAGCGTTATATTCCAAGAAATCACCAGCAACAACGTTGTGCCCCTTCTCTTCAAGTAATTCGCTTAGAGTGAAAGCAAGTTCACCAACATCAAGATCTACGCCATTTAGAGCTGCAATTTGATCGGCAATGTGACCCATACCAGCACTTGGCTCTAGCACTTTCATACCTGGTTTAATATCGGCTAAATCAATGAGCGTTTTCACTTCTGCTTCAGGAGTTGGGAAGAAGTCATTAAACGCATTACGGTTACCGCGTACAGTTTCCTCAATCTTCTCAGTGAGTTTTTGTAAGCGTGTTTTTTCTTTCTGCGTTGACATTTTTCCGTTGTTCGCTTGCTCATATTCACGCAAGGCTTGGCGCAACGTGATATCGCCTTTAATACCCATGCGAATTAAGCGATCTTGCGACTTGAATAACTCGTTGATGTGCTCGACACGGTAAACAGTGTTTGATTTGCTACGCGCTAGCTGGCGCAATTTAGGAATAACTTTATCCCAACGCGCACCATTCAAGTTAACGCTCTCGTGCTCCTTCAAGCCTTTAATGTTTGCTCGAATAGATTTAGCCGTCATCTTGTAACCGTCTAGGTTTTCGATTTCTCGCGCAATGTATTCAAGTGACGCTGGCGTACTCTTCGGCGCTGGGAAACGAACGTAACGAGCAACCTGATTAAACTTAGTTTCTGGTTTTAAATGCCAGTTGCCTTGCTGATCTCGATACGCTAGTTTTTCTCGAACATCTTCAGGCATATCCCATTTAACACGGTTCATGACGCTTGTTAGTTCTTCAAGCTGGCTGATATCAGTCAAGTTACCTAACAGTAGGAACTCGCCAGATTCAACGCCATCGGCAATCTTACGCAAGATATTCGCTTGCGCCTCTTGCTTATCTGCTCGTGCCGCTGCGCTTGCTGCCATGGCTGCGCGACGAGAAGTATTAGTCAAACGCTGTGCGTTGTTTGACTCATCAGCTTTCGCCTGTAGTGATGCCGATTTTTCGCGTAGAGCTTCAACTTGCTTCTCTTTTTTCGACTTCGTTTTTTCTTGATCGCGTTGTTTAACTCGTTCGCTTTGATCAACGTTCAAGCCGCCCATTACAGATAGGAAATCATCACGCGCTTGTTCAGATTTAAAGTCAAAACGAGCTGGCAAGTTTTTAGGTTTGTAAGCTCGTGCGTACCAACCGCCTAGCTGTTTCGCCTTGGCTCTCATATCGTTGAAAGTATCGCTATCAACTTCGCTAAACGCAGCGCCATAGCGTTGTTCACCTTTAGCTTCGTTGAGAACATCGACCTTGCTCAACTCGATAGTCCCGTCAGTTTCAACGGCCTTAACTTCAGCTTTTCGCTCTAGTTCGCGCTTTTCTTGCTCTGCTAGTTTGCTTAACTGATTTTCAGTGTATAGACGGTCAAACTCGGCTAGCTGCTGGTCATTGAAGGCATCAATAGTGCCGCCGTTAGCTCGTGCGTAGGCTTGGAAATCATCAAGTGTTTGAGGATTATCAAGAGCCTTTTTCTTGCGCTCGGCTTCCTGCTCACGCTCGATTGCTTGTTGTTTTCGTTTCTCAGCAAGCTTGTTGTAGTCAGCATCACTCATTTCAGAAAGAATGTTGCGCATAGCTGAAGGTGATTTAACTACAAACATTCCACCATCAGACTGAATAGCAGCAAACTGGTTGCCGATATCTTTAACCGCTCGCTTAACTAGATCGTCTTTACGCAAGCTTGTATCAATCCATTGGCCCATTTGAGCAAAGAAATTGCCGATAGCTGGCTTCGTGAATTGGCTAAATTCTTCCTCTAAAGCCGGAACATCATCAATGTAGTTATCAATCAGCTCAATTGCCTCTTCCTTGGTGTACTCGCCACTTTGAAGCGCGTTGATAGCTTTTAGATATTCACGCGCTCCACTTGGGCGAGAACGGCCTTTTTTAGCTTTAGACGCATCAGTTTCGTTGCTGGTGGCCTTGCTAGCTTTTGGTTGCGTAGGCTCTGGCTTGTCGTCACTCAGATCGCTCTTTGTCAAGTCGATTGCTTTTTGGCGTTCTGATTTCACTCGTTCAGATAAGTGGCGATCAGCATACTCACGTAGATACTTATCAAACTCTTTATGCTGTGAAGAAGTTAGATCAGCGCTCTTTTTCATTCCGTTCTCATCTCGGAAATCCGCAATACGATGAGTGATCCAAGACATATAGCCAGCATTGCTATTGATAGCTTCAAGCTCTTCCGATTCCAAAGTATCTAGGTACGCTTGATAACGTGGGTTATCTGCCTTACCTGTTTTTGCTTTAGCAAAGCGTTCTTTTGCAACTGACTGATTTAACTCTTTAGTTTTCAACGTGTGTTCAACTTGTGGCGCATCATAAACTCGTTGATTCTCGATACCCGTTGCTAACGGAGTAACGTCACGCTCACCGTTTGGTTGATGTCCACCAGCAAACGAGTTGGTTTGAGCTTGTTGTCTCATACCTTGAAGAACACGCGCCTGATTACGTTGAAACTCTGGCGTTTCCTCAACGTTTGGTTGATAGCCATTGGTTCGAATGCCGCGATTCTCTAGTTGCTGTTGAGCATTGCGCTCTTGAGCTTGCTGATCACGCAGAAAACTCTCTTCATCAGTTGGGCGTAACTGATCGACTTGTTTTAGCTCTTCGGAGTTAATGACACGCTGCAAAGCGCTGATCGCTTGCTCTTGGCTCATGCTTCCGTCACGACGCGCTTTTGCAGTCTGAAGCACTGCTGCTGGTGAGATTTCCATGGCGCGTTGCAAGCCTTGTTTAAAGTTTTCGTCTTGCGCTGCAATTTCATCGACAAAACCAAGCTCACCACGTTGAATTGATTGGCTCAATTCAAACTTATCTCGTTGAGCATCTTGAGAATGGTATAGCTCTGAATCTGCCATTACTTCGCCAGTTTCAGGATCAAACATTTCTGCTTGAGCAACTTCATTATCAACTGGTGATTTTTGTTTCTGTCCAATAGCACTCAAGAACTCATTGTAAATTGAATTCATTGAACGCTGCGCCGCTTGACGTTCTTCAATGGATAGATCTGTATTAAGAGTTGCCAAGTAACGGCTCATGTCTTGACGCAATTGCTTCGCGTAATCATTGCCTCGGTCTTGTTTTTCCCAAGTTTTGATTGCGCTGACAGCTTGCTGGCCGTCACGGATTAGATCGGCATGATTGTCTGAAGAGAACAGATTAACAGGCGCTTGCTCTTGCTGTTTTGCAGCTTCAGAAATTGGTTGTTGTGGTTGCGCTTGCTGTGGCTGTACTGGTTCCGGCTGTTGTGGCTCAACACTTTGTTGTGCTTCCGCTTGATCTTCCGTTGCGTGACGCTCTGCTGCTGGCGGCACTTTACCCATTGCAGCACCTAACGCTTGATGTGCTAAAGCCGTAGATTCGTTAGCATCAAAGCCCATAGAAAGAGCGCGGTTCTCAATCTTCGGTCTTAGAAGAGCCTCAATCTCTTGATCTGTTTTACCAACCGAGCGCAATTGCGAAATCACTTCTGGATTGATCGCTTGTTCAATCTTGCTTTCAAAGTTACGACGACGGTAACGACCAGCCACACCACTAGGCGCACCAAAACCACCACCGATCAAACCACCGACTAAACCAGACTCAAGCGCAGCCGCGCCAACGCCTTCGGAGTTGTCGCCTTCAACGTCCATCTTTTCGTTGGTATGAACGTTAGAGCGGTATTGTTCAACGCCACCTTGTACGGCCTCGGTGCCACCTTCAGCAAGTACACCTTTACCAATAGCACCTTTGATTGTTTTGCCTAAACTACCTTTTAGCAGTTTAACCATTGCCTGATCACCTACCGTTTCACCGATCAGGTTGACCATGCCTAGAGTAAGGTCGGTTTTAATTGAATCTCCAACCTCTTGGGCCAATCGAGTACGAGCGTTGTTTAGCGCCTCTTCATCAGAGATATTCTTATCCGCTTCTTCGGCCACATAACGCTTGAACTGTGGAGAATCCATTAATTCGTGATAAGGAATGTTCTCGATTTCTCGTTGAACATTTAAAGCTTGACCACCGTTACCAGCCGCCAAGTTTAGAAGTGCGTTAGTACCGACATTGGCACCTTGGGACACCGCAGCGCTTCGACCTGCCATTGACGCTGCTTTACCTGCTGCGCCGGCTGGCAACATGGTTACAGCCATACCACCAAGCACATTAGACGCAGTACCTAACCATGTACGCCAATCTTTAGCACCTTCGCCAAAGCTCATATCATCATTGATGATATCTTTCGCCATGGCTTCACGCATTTCAGGCGATAAGGTTTCGTATTGCTCATTAGCCCAATTCTCTAATGAACTTGCTGCCTTTTCTGCGCCAACGAAATTCGCAGCACCAGCCAAAGTTTGCAAAGCGCCTTGTTGAGCCATATCAACAACGTCACCAAACGTTGATGTGTTTCGATTACGCTCTCTTTCTGCTACTCGACGTCTCGCCTCTATGAAATCCATCGGTATCCCCTCTAAATACTAAATAGGAAATAGACGATGAAATTATATCTTTAAAAAGTATCGATTGATTACATTTATCACCGAAAGAAAACAAAATAAAGCCAGCTATTAGCTGGCTTTATTTTGCCTCGACTGCAAAGTCTCCGGTATTGGCCCTAAAGAAAAACACTATTTCCTTTTGGCCTCCTCTTTAAATACTGAAACTGACAATTCCTTACTCACACATACACACCTCGGATTGAATGATAAAAATGTTGTCGCTACGTTAATGCCTGTTCAGGACATGGAGGCCAGCATTAACAAGACACTGCTCCTTAAATATAAAAGTTCAGATAAGCACGACCTAATCTGCCATCAACAGGCGGATGTATTCATAGAAAAATTGTCATTACATTTAGCATAATGAGTATTAATATGTCTAAAAACAAGCTAACAATATTGTTATTTTTTTCGGTTTGCATAATTTGGGGGACAACCTGGTTTGCAATGGAAGTAGCAGTGTCGACGATCCCCCCTTTATTTGCTACAGGTATGCGCTTTCTCATTGCTTCTACCATTTTGATTTTCTTGGCAAAAGCATTCAATCAACCATTGTTATTTCCACGAGGTAAAGGGCACTGGTTTGTTGTAGTCTCTATTTTTTATTTTGCTATCCCATTTACCTTAATGATTACAGGTGAGATGTTTATCTCATCAGGATTAGCTTCCATTATTTTTGCCAACATGCCTATTGCGGTCATGATGGCATCAACGATCTTCCTTGGACTTCGTTTAGCTGCACACCAAATATTGGGTGTATTTACTGCCGTCGCGAGCTTGTGTGTGATTTTATCAAATGAACTTGATATCGGAGGAGAAGCGATCTTTATTGGTTCGGCCGCCCTGAGTATTGCGGTACTGATCCATGCTGTTATGTATGTTTTAGTACAAAAATACTGCACTGAAATCCAAGTCATTACCTACAACGTAATGCCAAGTTTTCTTGCTTCGCTACTGCTTTTAATTGGTTCATTCCTATTTGAAAAACCAAATATTTTAGCATTTTCACCTCAATCTATAATGGCTGTTGCTTATCTTGGCATATTTGCTAGTGTGGGAGGTATAGTGGCCTACTTTAAACTAGGAAATATATCTTCTCCGTTTGTCGCTTCACTTTGTTTTATGATATTTCCCCTAATAGCACTTTCTATCAATGCATATATAAGCGGCAATGTAATATCGTTCCAATCTTTATTTATGTTAATCCCTCTACTCATCGGTGTTCTATTCGCAAAATTGGATTTAAGGGGGAAAATTTTGAATTGCAATTTAAATAGCCAGATAAAGAAAAAATATTTTTCTTTATCTGAAAAATAAGGCCAGCCACTAGCTGACCTTATTTTAAATATTAAATGGCCTACACAATGCGTTAATTAATCGGGTCGGCACTCTTGGAAATAGTTCTTTCATTTCTTCTGCCGAAATACCAGACAAACGCCCAAAGCGAGACATAATCTTTTTTACAGCATCAGGATCATATCTTAATAACCTTCTGACTCTATTGCCTGCTACGTCGTATTTTTTTTCACCACTATTAGGCCAATCTATACTGCATTTACGCAACAAAAAATCATGAGAAAACTTGACGGCAACGCCTTCCTCCAACCAACTTACTTCTTCATATTTTACTGGGCTTAGAGTATGAATAGCTTCATGAGCAAGTTGATAGTGAGCTCGGTCGCGATCATGTTTACATTCTTTGTTAATGAACACTCCTATTGACTCTGTACGTGATGTATCTGTAAAAGGCTGTAGATGCGTAAATTCTACAGGCCGTAATATTCTGCCGTGTCGAGAACTACCAATCTCAACTTCCGCATCCTCTATTGCAAGTTTAAGAATTTTATCCATATTTACCTCAAAGTAACTAACCATGGTAAAAAGCTAATAATGCCGTAACTAATAATTCTAGCTTGAGCTCTTCTGTATAGTACATTACAGATCTCCTAGACCTAACGCCATGTATCGTGCGACTGGTGACGCATTTTTACGCTGCTCTTCTACTCGTTGAGTCTGAGTTTTTAAGTTATCTCTAGCATTACTTGTTAGCTTGTCAGCGGCGTTATAAAAACCACTATAGTTAAGCCAGTCCATTGCCTGTCGTTGATCTTCAGGACTCAAATTCGCCGCCTTAATTGCTGCTAGCTTTTCCTGATAAGTTCCATCTGAGTTTATGATTTTTTCCCTCAGTGATTCCAATTTTCCTCGTCTGGAGGGCTCCTCCATTTTCTGTCCAGCAGCTTTCTTCTCATCATCCACAAACTCTTGAGACTTACTTATCAGTGTTTCATTCGGTGGTATTTTCGTAACATGTTTACCCTCCTTGATCATGCCTTGAATAGTTTCGTTTATCTCACTAGGCTTTGCGGTTGGATTTTTCAACAGATCAGTCTGAATTTTTGATCTAGCATATTCTGAAAACTCATAACCTGGATACGACTCAACAAACTCTTGCGTTCGTTCTCTTACCTTACTTTGCGCTTGCTCTCTGGCTAAGCCTTGAGGGTCATAACCGGTTAGTGACAAGTACATCATTGTATGACGATCTAGCGCCCTCTCCCTTTCTCGGTTCAAGCGATCAATTTCATTCAGATAATCTTCTTCATTGCCGAACATACTGCGGTCAAGCTTGGCAATCTGTTCATCATACTTACTATTAATTCCGTTTTGTTCAGATAGCTGTTGCTTCGCTAATTGAGTCATTGAAGAAGATGGCCCACTAGAGCTAGATCGACTAGAACGGCCACCAGATACAACATTGCCATTTTCATCGAAGTTCAGAGATCGACCTGTTTGAAGTTGACGCCAGTTGTTCAACTCTTCACGGTTTAAATGTTGACGAGTATCAATAATGGTTTTCATTCGATTACTAAACTCCGACAACGGCACAACTAAGATATTGTCATCAGGTTTGCTTGTTCGGTTTTGAGTGACCGGAACAGTGACAGTTTTTCCATTATCAAGCGTTAAATCTTGCTCAATAACTGCCCCACCGCCTTGAATGATTTGAACCGACGAAACTTTTCTCTCAACTATTTGATGTTGCTTACCATCCTTATCCGTGTAGATCGTAGGTAAACCTTTTGCCTTGGTGATTTCAGGCATCAATGTTTCCACTGCATTGATCAGCATTGGGTCATTTTCCGCTGGCATTTCACCTTGTGCCATTTTGTTAAACAAAGTTGCCGCTTCGCCCAAAGCCTTGCCAGTATTACTACCAAGAATATTGTTCAAATCGAATTGGGGATTTTTAGCTACATATTCGGTAAATTCAGGCGTTTCCATTAATGAAAAATCACCGCTGACAATCGCCTTATCAATCGCTGGAAGGAAAATGTTTTTCAAACCTTCTTCACGCTCCATAAGCGTTTTCTTGTGGTTGTATTCTTCCTGCTGTTGCTTAAATGTTTGCGCTTCCCTATCCCAGTTGACTTCCGCTTGCTTACGAGATTTGTCTAACCATGCAAGTTCGCTTTCAAGCCCCTTCATTCGAAGGTCTTGCTCTTTAATACCTCTTTCGAACTGAATATCTTCTCGTTGTTGCAAAACTTTCTTACGTTCACGATCCTCTTCGTGCTCTTTAGCCCACAACTCACGATCTTGTTGTCGGTTATATAAATCGACCAAACCTGCACCAGTGCGAACACCCTCGTTAAAACTGCCAATAACGTTTGCCATAACAATCCCCCATTAAAACAATGATGCAGCTAGGCCACCGACAACCGCACCAATACCAGCACCAATTGGGCCGCCTACACTAAGGCCAATCGTTGCACCAGTACCGATACCTGACGCGATGCCTTTCTTATATTGCTGATCTAGTTCTTCATTCACTTGCTTACGTTTCTGCTCCTGATTTGCAAGGTTGCGATATGTATCAAGAGAGTTTCTTGCACTGTTTCGACCAATATCAATTAGACCGTATCCCATGTTAACCCCCTATACCTCCAACTGAGTTAATCAAGTTTTTGCTACCAGACGAAACACCAGTCATCAATCCAACTTGCAGATCACCAATGGCTTGACGAGTGTTGTTATTGGTCGAAGCTAACGCTAATGCGTTGTTCATTTCTAAGTTGCGCTTTTGTTGATTAGTTCGCAGATCTCCAAGACCGTACTTTTTAGTTGCATTTGCAGCATTGATATTGGCTTGCTCTAAGTTTTTAGTTGCGTTCTCGGCGTTACGCTCCAATTGGTTGTTTAGCAGCTTATCGCTCATAGCAAAGTCAATAAGCTGGTTCTCATACTTTTGGAATCGGTTTAGGTAATCTTCATACTGCTTTCTAGTAAGGTTTGCGTATATATATTCAGGATCACCACCAGCGCTTACAGTCATGTTCTTAGCGACATTGCTCTCACTTGTTCTCGCTACAGGAGTTTGCAATGCCGCTGCTCCTGTATTTGGATTGTAATAACCTAATCCACCCTCTTGAGGCATGATTATCTCCCCCTCTTGCCGTTTAACTTAAACCGTATGAACTAGCACCACCCATTGGCGAAAAACCATCATTTGACTGCATGTTTTTGTAAGTATTTGGCTTGAAGTAATCACTTAATCCCTGTTTTGCACTGGATAACAATTCTTCACCTTCTTTAGTGCCAATAAGTAATGAAGTACCAGTTCCAACAACCGCCGCAGGGATAGACACGGCGTTAGCTTCGTTTTTTGCAGCTTGGTTTGCCTTGTGAGCGGAAGCGGCCGCAATGTCGTTAAGCCCTGCGGTTGCTTGAGTCGCCTGACCTCTCCCCATTGCAACAACGTTTTGAAGGTTGCCAGTAAAACGCTCTGTTACGTTATGCTGACCCTGCGCGGCAGTTTGCACTTCATTGGCATTTGAGCCAGAAATAATGTCACTCGTTGCGCTAGATGCTTTACCAGAACTTGGATTAAATCCAGATGCAGACAATTGTTTTTGAGTCTGATTGACGGCTGAACTCGTTGCGCTGTTCGCCGTTGTGTTGGCCGCTCCTGCTATTCTTTCGTAGTTAGCCTCATCACCCATTGTTTGAGTGATATGAGCGTATTCATTTTCTACTGGAACAAATACATCTTGATATCTATTCCACTCTTTCGCCGCAACTTGAGCCGCCGCAATCTGATCGGCAGTTGGTTTTACTTCTTCTGCCCCTTTACTCATTATTCACCAGCCTTTTCTCAAACCTGATTAAACCTTGCTCATTGTACCCCACTTTTTTAAATCCGTGAGCGCGCCAAAGCCTGTACACACCTGCTCTTCGAGCTAATGATACGATCCTTTTTGCCCCCACATCTTTAGCAAGCTGATAGTACGCATTAATGTAATCTGATATACCATGGCCGTTATCAGACCAACCGAAAACCACATACATAACGATCTCATTATCTTCGTGATCCACCTCCAAAACCGCACCACAACGCTCCCCTATAAACAAGTGAGCTTTTCCCCTGTCCAACTTGCTGATCACCTCTTTTGGCAAATCTGGCAAATCATCACGACTAGCTACATATACAAGCTTTCGAACAAGCATATAGATGTAGTCATTGTGATTAGCTTTTGTAAACTTCATAGCCAATTACTCACTGTATTACTCAACAACAAAGGCTCGTTTTTTATAGACTGACATTTCCATGGTTTGTTTATAGAACGAGATAGTGCCGCTCGTAGTTGAACCGGAAACTGATCCAGTCATATACACGTTAAAAACGGTACTTCCCGTCAGATTACTTTCCGGTAGATCGATGTAAGTATATTTGCCAGCATTCGAAGAAATATCTTTAAGCAAAGTGACTCGTTGCAAAGTTCCATACTTGTCCTGATATTCAACATATACAGCCACACCAACACCAACGGCACTACTGTAGCCAACCGGAGCAATTCTTAGTTCTCGTGCGATTTTTGCGTTTTCAACGCTAAATGAACCAACTTTCCAAGCCGCGCCGTTATTTGATCGCGTCACGGTTTCCTGTTGTACATTTTGCTTTTCCATTGTTATTTGAGTAAATACGTCGCCAATAATTTGGTTCACGTACAAACGGCCATTGATAGTACAAGTGTCCGCAATTGTGACGTTGTTTAGAACACCAGATGTCGCGGTAATTTTCCCCGAAACATCAGCACCAACCATTTTTGCCACACCAGCCGCGCTCACATAGAACTTGCTGTTCGGGTCATTAATCGTTGACGCTCGTAACGTTACGTTTGCGATCACTGTATTTGCTTGCACGCTTGTTGCCACTACATCACCAGCAACCAGATCTCTAATGTCTGCAACCTTGATTGATGCAGTGTCTATTGCGAGTACGTATTTTGGCGGAGCTGTACCAACTTGGCCGCCGTTAACCCAATCCTGATAGGCTGGGTTTTTGATAGTGCCAAACACCGGAACGATGCTGTTGCTACCTGTACCACCAGTATTCTTGTCGTAAGCGACCTTAAAACCTGCGTTCTTAACAACAAATTCTGCGTTTGCTGTGCTCGTATCAGAGGAAGACTTGGCTATAAGAGCAACACTAGCCGTCATTCCACCTATGCTTGTTTTAACGCCCCACAACGCAGAATAGCCATCATCAAGATCGGCCAATGCTTCACTAATCTGTGTGACTGAAGATGAAACGCCGTTAACCGTTGCATTAACTTTTCCAATCTCGGTACTAATCGCCTGATTGGTTTGCGTCTTTGTGTAGTAGTTCTTGGATAGATTCGAGCTAACACCATCAATTGATGATTGCAATGTCAAAGCAGATTTAGCAATGGCCTTATCGGTTTGCGCTTCAGTGTAATAGTTGTTGGCTAAGTTACTCTCAACCTCTCCAATTTTTGAAGACAATGAATTGGTTGCAATATTGATCGCCTTTTCAGTATCAACCCACGTTTTATAGTTGGTTGATAGATTGCTCTCAACTCCTTCAATTGACGCTGACAACGACGTATTTAATTGAGAAATTGCTGACGTTAGCTTGGCGTTCGTCGCGTAGTTTTGCTCAATGCCTGAAATCGAATCGCCTAACTGAGTTTCGAGATCTAACTTGGCTGTAGATATAGCCTTATCAAGCTCAACTTGAGTCGCAAACTCTTGGCCTACCTGCGCAAGAATTGACTCCCCATTAGACTGAATTTCTGACTTAACAGACTCTCTTAATGCCGATAACGCGCTATCAACTTCAACCTTCGTTGCGTACTCTCGTTTGATCTGAGCAAGAATTGATGTCTCGTTTTCCTCGATCTGAGAAGTAACCGACTCTCTTAAAACCGCCATTGCCTCATCGGTTTCAACTGCTGTGTAGTAGTTGGTTTCAATCTCGGCCCTTAATGTCCGGTTCTCTTCTCTGCGAAATGCGCTTTCCTTATCAACGGTTACAGCGTTTTGCATAGCTGCTTCCGCTAATAATACGTCGATATTCTCAATAGTTTCTGCGTCTGGAATGGATGAAAAATCAATGCCTTCTAATGCCTCCGGTAAAGGAATTAGTTCGGGATGTTCTTCCATCTCCTTAATGATCAGGTCAAGGTAATATTGAGGGTCAACAACGCTCTTTGCATGAGTACCATTAATTGAGTTAATCGCTGAACGTTCGCCTTTTAGGTTTACGAACTTGATCCAATAGTAATAATCACCTGTAGGCTCAATCGGCAATGATGCAACGCTAGACGGAGTTGTTTGCACCACAATAGCATTTGCAAATACGTTATCTCTTGCTTGATAAATTTCGGTGTAAGCATGGCCTTTATATGGCGCGGTATCCCACGAAAGCAGTGCGATACCAAAGCCAGATTTAACCACTAAGTTTTGTGGTGTAGTTGGCGTCTGAACTTCCTCACCAACAATCGGATCACCACTACCGCCGTCCGAACTTGGGATATTAATTGTGCTCTGTAATTTACCGTTTCTGTAGTCAGCAAAACCGAGCTTTTTCATATCTTCCCAAAGGACGGCTTTTTTGCCGCCCTCGCCACGCATACCGATCAACTGTTCCAAGTTGTCGGCAACTGCATCCATTACAGCGTCACTTCCTTTCTTGTGGGGAATAGATTGGAATTTGCCCTTTAGCTTTTTTCCGCCTTGTAATGTACGAACTGCCATTTACCCGTAAACCTCTGCCATACTAGAAGCAATGATCACCTCTTCTAATATTCCAGTGCCATAAACTTCAAATTGCCATGAGTTGCCCCTTGCTGGTGGAATGCGTATAGGTCGATCAGTTAACGTACCTATCTCGTAATCTTTGATGACGACTCCATCAACGATAATTTTCATTCCAACCAATGCCGGATCTTCCGCTCGGATATACAGCGTACTAAGTGTTGGATACATGGCGTAATACTCTTTAGAACGCCAAACATACGATTTAGGTTGACCCTTGTTCCATTCAGCCAATTTTGTTCCATCTTCGCTTCGAACATAAAGCGTACCTGTCACTAAGTCAGTAAATCCAAGATTTGAACCTAGAGAATGGAACGTAATGCCACCCGTTTTAGGGTCGAATATGAACGACTTATCAAGCGCCTTTCCGTAAAAAGCCAAATACTTTCCATCGTAGTAGTAAGCTTCAATGGTTTCTGGCTCCAATGCTTCCCACTGCTTAGAGTCAATAATATCTTTGGTAATTAGCTCAACGTCTTGACCAGTGAACGCACAAAGGCCATGAGGAGACGCATAGATAATTAGGTTGTCGATATTTCTCATAGAGCGCTTGGAAACACACGCTTGCATAGACTCAAGCTTTCGACCACTGATCGCATCACTGGTGATACCTTGGAACACCCAAGGGTAACCTTTCGTACCAACCAATAGCATATTGCTCACTGATTCCATTGCTACGATTTCGTGCTCTGTTGTGAGCTGATAATCTACAGGCCATGCGTGAAGCAAATACGGCTCACTAAAACAAACAGTTCGGTCATAGCCACCAGCCATAATTCCGTTAGGCATTAGGGTTAAAAACCGTAGCTTTTTGTTAGGCATTTCGTATTTTTCACTTTCCAACGGGAACCCAAGATCATCGGCTGACTTATCATCCACAAACGTATTTTGTGAAATCGGAATTTCCCCAACCAGATAGAAGTCAGAAACACCACCCTCTGTTGACGTTCTATAGATTCGACGTTTAGTGATATTGCCGGATAAAACACCTTCACTTTGAAATGTCAGAGTAACCGTACTCTCTGGGAACTTAATTTCAGCTTGATTGCTGATCGGAGATTGCGCCCCTTCCTCTTCTTGTTCGCTAACAAGCGTGTAGACATAAAAACGAGTTTCGTCGTCAGTTGCCTGATCCTCTTCAGGTAGCGGATCTGGTTCATTGACCTCGGCAGTTATGGCATGTTCTGGCGCTGGCACTCCTAACGGATAAGAACCAACGGGAAGATCACCAACACCATTAAATATCTGGTTATTGGTAACACGAACTCCGGCATCACTTGTAAAATAAACACGGTTCCAAGGGTCACCAACAATTGGCGACACAACCACATCAACATCAGTTGACCACTTAAACCACCAATCCAAGAATTTATATACAGTCTTGTGATTTGCTTTTAAGCTTTCAGTAGTGTCCTTCAATCCAAGGTAAGGCTGAAGGTTTCCAACCGGAAACTGACAATCTACCGCTTTTGTGGCGTATTCATTTGGTAGGAGTCTTGGCGTCTGTTTTGGCCGTTCTCCAAAGAAAGTAGCGACGTTAATTCTAGGCATTATTTACCTGCTCTCTCTTTGTAATCAGCAACGGCTTTCAATCCGGCAACATCAGCCTGTAGAGCGCTGATATCTTGGCGAATATCTTTTACGTCAGTGCCAATGTTTTGCTGAGTCGTCTCGATACTGTTCAAGCGATAATTCATCACATAGCCAGTCCCAACTATCGAAGCACACAACATCACAACGCCTAGTGGATTGTTGTTTAGTAACTTCTCTAACATCTTTCGCCCCTTTCAATTCGGGGCACTTTCGCACCCCGTCATAAACTGCAATGCTTGACCAATAATAACTCGGAATAAAAACACTTTCTCGATTGAAAACAAAAATCACCAATCGAGAATCTTAGGCTTCTAAAAATTCGAATGGAGTTTGCATATCCCCTTCTGTCCAAGTGGCATATTGATTAAATAGCTTTTCCAATCGAATAGCATAAGCATCTTTAATTTGCTGGATCTGATTGTACGTCAGTCTTACAGGTTCATTATTTGCTGCAATCCAGACCGTCTCTTTATCCAGCATATTATTGCGCTCTGCATACCATAGCGTTTCATCCATGTTGTTCCGGTCAACTTGGCGAACTTGGAACTCATATCCATGAATAAAGATGTTTGATAGTTTTATTTCATCTCGCAAAGCTTGCGCCTTGTTCCGATGAAACTCCGCGATCACATTGTCAGGCTTTCTCTCGACAACTGGCGTCTTGGTAACGGTAAATTCTTCGTCATTGACCAAATAATCGTATTCATCATTATGAGTGTAATAATTAGCGTCGTATGGCGCTTCAATCACCTCATAAACGGCGCGGCGATTTTGCATATCGATCACTGGCCGCGCTGGTGGCAACGTGGCAACTTCTTCACCATCTTCGCCAATAGTGATTTCAGGAACAAAGTTCTCTACATCCACCAGCCATTGAAGATACTGATCGTGGTTTACTTGAAAATCTTCCCAAGCAATTGCTCGTTCAAGCTCTGGCTTAACAACTTGCTCCCAAGACTTACGCTCACCGCGTCTTTGGTTTACATCATGAAAAGTAATCTCTTCAGGCTTATTAAGAACAATGACCGTGTATTGCTCGGTTATAGGGGAAGGTTCCTCCCCCTCTGTGTAGCCAACCACTCGTTCTCGAATATCTTCAGCATAGTAATGCCGGATATTCTCATCAATATCGGTTAAGGCCGTGTAGTCGGTATCAATGATCATAAATCCACCCCACTGACTTGAGAACCAGCACGAGCTTTATTCTTTATGTAACCGTATGGAATTGCCAGCTCATGCGTACCATATAGACAAGTATCGCCATTGAGGTTTATGAATGTTCCAATATCATCAATGATTCGAATTGTTGAATCGTCGCCCCAACCGTCACCTGTATATAGTTGAATTGCACTTACTGCATTTGAAGACTTACTTTTTATCACATTGTTTGCGTCAACATAGTAAGCGGTATAGTCCACTGGAATACTAGCCTCATTACCATTCCAAATAACGAGTCTGCCATTCAATGCACTTCCAGCAACGTTAACAAGATAAATAGCACCACGCTTACGAAGCATTTGAGCACCAGTGTCAACAATTGGATTGGTGAACAGCTTGTAAACCAACTCATTCCAAGCAAAGTTCAATGAACACTGTTGACTATCAGCAGTTTGATACCATAGAGCTTTAACTGCTGGAGTAGGAGCATCAGGTTTTGCTAAATCTAATGTAGCGTGAGTAGGTAGGTAACCCGGCCCACCGTCTAATGCACAACCTTTCTCATGAATCAAGTAATCTTGAAGAGTGTAGGTATGTCTAGAATTAGTCGAAGAACTTACAGCTACTTTACCCAACAATGTTTCTACTAAAGTACCACCTGCTGTCGGACGGTAATGGTACGTAGCGTGTACAATACCTAAACCTTCTGAACCATTTAGAATTTTTTTACTAGTACTTGATTTAGTCTGTTTAGCAAATGCTGTGTATTCCCAAAGCTCTACCCGACCTGTTGGCTGTAGTGAACTAGCTACAAAAGTATTCTTAGCTGAATCCCACGCAGGTGAATCAGAACCCCAAGCTGTACCAAGATTGTCTGTGTATCTACGTGCAACAGAACCAAGTACATTCTTTCTTGTACCTACAATAGTATTGTAATTAGTATGGAACTTAGGATTCCAAGAACCCATCCAACCATTAGCTAATGTAGGGGTAGCAAGAATATTCTCAGGAGAACCAATCACATCCTGTTGGAAGAAGTTACCTGATGCAGGGATGTTGGTATAAAGATTAGCAATCTCTGAACCTTGTGCTCCTGTCGTAACATATGGTGCGTTAGGTGAACCGATAAAATACAAGTCTGTATAAGTACCTGCTGGAGCACCTTCCGAAGCTAAAGAAGTATAGATGCGTGATACACCTGCTTCGTCTTGGATAAATGAAGTTACTTTCCATAAACCACCAGTTTTAGCATCATAAATAAAACCAAGTCTTGGTGTATTTAAATCATTATGTGGTGTGTTATCTGCACGTCCTTTCCCAACAGTGATAGTTAGACCAACATCAGTTACGCTAGCACAATCAAAACGACGATAGTTATTAACAGAGAAACCAGTAGTAGCCGTACCAATTCGATATACCTTTGAACCGTACAATGTCTCTTCACCTCGGTAAGTACCATTCACTACCTTCTGGAAAATCTTCGCTGCTTCTTCTTTGCTGCTCATATCCCAAGCACTCAAACGATAATCAATTACACCACCTTGACCACTTGCGTAGATAGCATCGTATAAACGGTCATCACTACGACCAGAGGGTTTGGTACTAGTTGAGCCAATGAAGCCTGTCTCCAAGCTTGAGCCTGCAATATTATTATGAACATCTCCGTTATTGTAACCACGGAAACAATCTAAAGTAGAAGTAACACCTCCAATGGTAGATGAGCCACCAAACTCGTACCAGAAGTATGCACCTGTAACTGTGGAGGAACCCCCGCTTGCTGCCGCAAATGCACGAGTACCCATAGGGTTAAAACTAGGATGGTAAGCACCTTGGTTCAGTCTAGGAACTACACCACATACTAGGAAGTAACATTCTCTGTTAACACCTTCACCGAGATTACTTTGTGTTGTTAAGCTAAAAACACCTTTATTCGGCCTGTCGTTATAAGCAACCCAATCTGTTGGAGAATACCAACCATCAGCACCAGTTTCACAAAAGGCAGTAGAAGAATCCAAAGAACCTTGCGCACGCACACGACGGCCTGAAACTGTAGCATTTGAGTCAGCCCATCGAAAAATACCATTAGCTTCACGAATGTTTGGATTAGTACGGAACCACTTACCATTACCAGCACCTGCAATAGTACGTTGACGCACACGCCATTGAACAAGTCGGCCATCATCAAGTAAATAAATGTTGTGATCAGGATTAGAGACTAAAGCTCTCTTTTGATCATCAGTTGCAGCCCAAAAATCAACGCCTTTACCCTTTGATGTTGTATCTCCATCGAATACCGAATAGTAGGTAATAGGACGATTCGATTCTTTTGTTGCAATCCCTTCGATGCTTGTTAGTTTTGACTGAATACAACCATAAGGATAAACAAATGGATTGGCCTTGCTGATTTGTTCTAAGAAGTACTCAAAACCAAACAAATCTACACGGTTGATTACCACTTCTTCGGTAGCGAGATAAACTGATACTTCGTGAACTAAGATACTTGAACCAGTAGCATTGCCTTTAGGTTGGATAATAAAAGAAGTTAAACCTGTAAAATCAGCAGTAAATTCATTAACCCCTTCATAGAGTCTTTGAGATACATATGCACTAGACCCAAGTTTATACTGCCATACAGGAGCTGCACCGCCTTTAAGATCACTAATAACAATACGTATTTTATTCACACCTGCGCGAGGCCCGAAACCTTGAGGGAATAATTGACCATTAACAGAACCGTTAGTAGTAAGACGTAAAGCACCATTCTCCATAACCATAGTTGCTGAGTTACTTACACCCCAGCTAACAGTATTATCACGGAAGTCACCATTCTTAATTTGACCCTCAAAAGCTCTACCAACTGCTTCATTAACATCAGCAGCAACATTCCCATACTTAGGATCTACATCCTTAGTTAGATCTAGGGTAGCTTTACCTGAGCCACGACAATTGCCAGTGGAGTCATAAACAACTGTACCGTTAGGAGCTTCGGGAAATTTAATTTCACATGGTTGATATGTTGGATCGCTCCGGTTCACGCTATACAAGCTAGAAATAAAACCAGCTATATTGGTAACTGCGTGATTTGTTTTAGAACTACCGCCAATAGAAGACGTACCACGACCAATTTTAAGTACATTTTTCTCCGCAGTTGCAGACCATAACCCTTCATTAATATGTCCAACGGTATTGCCGCCTGAATGCTGAGTACCCATGTGAACAAAACCACTAGCCGCAAACTGTTCACTAGCTAGCATTCGTGCAGCTTTCATGTTTGCTTCGCTTTGGCAATAGATTTGCCAACCAACATAACTACCGGATTTAATCTCTTCCGCTACTTGCTTTGTTTCATTCGCTAAGGCTTCAGTTTGCGTTTTCAGGGCTTGAGAATCAGTCTTGCTTTGTGCTGCGCTTGTAGCTGAAGCAGCCGCTTGAGTAGCCTTTTGCGTTGCCGTTGATGCAGCTTGTTCGGCACTCTGTTTTAGTGAAGTCATTTCACTAATTGCTGTGGTTGATTGCTGCGAAATAGCTGCTTTTTCTGTGGTGGCTAATTCCGTAATTTCAGTTTTGCTTGTACTAACTAAGGTGTTAATTTCACTCTTAACGGTAGTCGCTTGCGTATCAATAGCCTTACTAATAGCGGTAGCCTTAGCATCAATTTCAGTTTTTGATGTACTTACAAACTGCTCAATATCTGTTTTGGTTTGCTGAACTTGAGAGGCTTTTAAATCCACATCGCTTTTTGCTTTGTTCACTAAAGCCAACGTGTCCGCCGCATCAGCCGCATAGCTCTTCGCTGAATACTTGCCTGGTTCAACTTCGACACCTTGCGCCGCATTAGAATATTGACGAACAAGGTCTAGAGCTGCCTGTGTATTAGTTAGATCGTTTTTAATACTTTCAGACTGAGCGATCAGATTCGTGATATCTGACACCAGTGTTTGAAGTGGCACAACCTCAATAGTTGAGCCGTCATCGGTGTGAATAAGAACTTTGTCAGCCGTTGATGTGTAATAACCTCGAAGGTCATCAAGCAACACTTGTTTTGAGTTGATAGCCGCCGCGACCATTGCGGCCACACGAGTTGCAATAGTTACTGAAGTATTTCGAATGATCGCATACTCACCATTTGCTGGTGGAACTCCAGTAAATGGTCTGAACAGTGACAAATGTTCGTTATCGGTGATCGATTCGACCTCATAAATACTGCCAGCTATGAACATGATATCGCCAGCTAGCGGTTTATTTCCGGCATCAACCCATAACGTACCAACACCTACAACCTCTTTTGAGCCGTCGGTTACAGTTACCGTACCTCTTCGATACCAGCTACTACTCATTGTGCTCTACTCCAATTAATTAGCGTGGTTGGTTTTTGATATCAGCGCTCTTTTGTTGAACGATGCTATCTGCTTGGCTCTTGTCGCCTAGCATTGTTCTAAAGGCGTTTAATGCTGTGGTTGCACGAGCGGCGTTAGCGGTAAACTCCGCATCCTCACTAAATGCGCGATAGACAAGCCACTCAATGATCGCGTTGTCGTACATCGGGTTTAGTTCGCATTTGGTTTCAGAGTCGTAATCGCTTTCAGTTATTGGCGTAGGCACTTTTGCAAATACGCACTCAATGGTTGTTCCAGAAACAACCGGAGGATACATATAGAACGTGGTTGGATTTCGGTCATCGTAAAGCCACGCCTTGGCCGCGTTAGCAAGAGGCTCTGAACGCCATTCAGGGCGATAATCATCAAGCATCTTCAAATCCACATTGCCAGAAATGGCCGCGCCGCCTTTGTTTCGCAGAACATCAACAACAAAACGGGCACCTACTGGAATTGTCTGAGTTGAACCCTCAACACAAACAAAGTCCTCATTGGCCGTTAGCGCATCAGATCGAATTGCTAGGATTGCTCGAACTGCCGAGTTGAACGCATCAACCCAAAACGCTTTATCCCAACGGATCATGTTTTTATCGACAACGAGACGAGCTGCCTCATCGATCAAGTGTTTGACCGGAGTGTTATTAGCAGACATACACACCTCTAGTAGAAATTGTGCTTACGCACTTTGTTTTTGAATGAGTTGAAGTTGTCTTTGCTTAGTCGGTAAGCGCGGCGATAACCCTCGATAAATTCACGCTCGTACATCAACGCGAGATCAGGGTTAAACCAATTTGTGCCAACCTGTAGTCGGAGTCGGTAAGCAGCGCCAGCCGCTAGAGCCTCGCCGTAGTTTTCAACTAGGTATGAATTAAGGTTGTTCTCATCGAAATTTAGCTTTGGTTTTAGTACCGCCGTAACGGTCACCGCATCAAAGTCATTCGTGAATGTGAACTCGTTGGTTACAGGATCAAAAACGTAGTCGTCATTGACGTAAAGCGGAGAACCGCAATTACTCACTACGCTGTCAATTTTTAGAATTGCTGAATCGGTAGGAATGCCAGCAACCGGAATTTGCACACCAGACACAACGGCGGTCAATTTGACCTTTGTTTTTAGGAACTCTGATTTCTCGCAAAACTCGCGGTAAGAGTCGCGCAAGGCGTCATCCATCATGATATCGACAACGCCAGCGCAACGCTGGCGCACTAACCGATATAAATCAGATAGTGCGCTCATCATTAAGCCTCTGGAATACCGTGTTTAGCGTGTAGCTTGTCACGCACTGCCATGCGTAGAGCTGACGCATGTGTTTCGCCTTCTGGAACTTCCAACGCTAGCGGATCAATTGGAAGCTCTTCTGCTAGGATAACGGTTTCAAGTTTCGCCTTGGTGTATTTGGAAATGTTGACGACTTCACCATCAACCATAACTAGCCAAGTGTTTGCTTTGTCTTCTTCAGCTTTTAGTTGCGCCGCTCGTTCCGCTAGTTGCTGACGCTTTTGCTCTTCAGCTTGTAGACTCTCGATTAGAGACTGAGCACTTTCAGGAGTAGCAAAACAAGATTTGATTTGCAGTAATCGGTGCGCCACTTGTTCCGGTACGCTGGTTGGTTCGCCACGGTTAAAGTAGTAGTCGCGGCCAAGCGTGTTTACTTTTTTAATTGGTTTTTCACCGATCCAAACAATTTTCTTTTCTGCTGTCATAGTCAATACCCTTATGTGTATTCGATGTGTTGAGCTGCGGCCATTGCCACGGAACATATAAAAAAGGCCAGCCAATTATCTGACTGGCCTGTTTTTCAACAGAGTGGACTATCTTAGATAGTGCCGACTGAAGTGGTGTAAATCGCTAGACGGATCTTGTCTGCTGGAACTTTGGCACCTGCGAAAGTAAGAACTAGACACTTATCTTTTTCAGCAACATCTTCTGACGGGAAGTAACCAGCCGCATCCGAAGACAATACGCCAGCCGGAACCGCTGTAGCCGTGCCGATCACATCTTCTAACTTGGTGCCAACTTGAGGCTCGTGAATACCATCACCTAACAAGGCTTCGTTCAGAGTAGCCTTAGCAGTTAAGCTTGCTACTGCTTCGCCGTTGGTAAGGATCTTCACTTCCACCAGCTTCACGCCAGCCTCTAGGCTTGCCGCGATAACTGAATCATTGATTTCTGCCGCTGGAACTTCAGCGAACATCACTGAAAGGTTACCGTGAGTACCGTTATAGACGTTTTGCTTAACGGCTGGTGATACTTTAACTGCCATTGCAATTCTCCTTTGATTCCGATGAATAAAGGCTGGCTCGATAGCCAGCCAGTCACTTATTACTTAGATAAACCGCCAACGGCTGTATCTAGCACCATTACGCCGTAGTCATTGATTCGGCCATTCTTCTCTTGGAAGCGAACTTTCTTAACGCCGCTCATCCAAGCGATAGACGTTTCACGACCGTTGCCGTGGTCAACCTTTTCGGTGTGCATAGAGAACTGAGCACCGCTTGAAGATTTACCGTAAGCCACTGCTAGCGCTTGGCCGCCAAGTAGGATTGCGCGGTCAATTACGGTAGCTGCTGTAGCTTCAGTTTCAGTGCCATTGCCGCTTGCTGCGCCAACTTTCACTGTTGAACCTTTATTAAAGCGAACTGGTTTACGGTATTGGCGAACCAAGATATTGCGCCACATTAGGCGGTCACCTTGGAATAGTGGATGCTTAAAGCCTTGCGAACGGTTAACCGCATTCGCGATCAGCTCTTGCACTTTGCCAGCACCTTGAACGTCAGCCCATAGGTCGGCCCATTGGCGCGGAGTAACAAATAGAACGTAGAAAGGCGATTCACCGTAAAGCTCATCTGCTTCGAAGCGGATAGGCTTGATTGGATGTGCCATTTCTTCTAGGTAAAGCGCAATTTCATCGATCTTCGCTAGGGTTAGCGTGTCGGCTGCCACGATATCTGCAATACCTGTTGCGTCACCACCGAAGAAGTGGCGATCCGCTGTAGGAGCGGTAACAGGGTTAACCATGATTTCACCAAACATTGGATGATCCGCAGTTGGAACAATCATGTCGGAAGGCATGAAGTCACCACGCGCACCAGCTAGGTGATACGTTGCGATTTCATCTTGTAGATCGTTGAAGTAGTTACCAAGCATTGTACGAGCTACTTGAAGTAGGTTTTGCTTGGTGCGTTGTTGAGCCATCTTACCGCCTGAATCGACGTTATGACGGCCTTGGTTAATGACTAATTCAAACTCAACTTTTGATAGAGACTCGCCACGACCTTCGATTTTTTTATCGCCCATCGTTGGCATACCGCCCAAGTTGTGGAACAAATCCATTTCAACTGTGTCACCAGCCTGTTTTGTAAGGTCGGTGATCATTACAACTGGCGCACCAGCTTCAGTTTGAGTTTTGTTTCGGTTGCGGTCTGCTGGCACTGCCTTTGGAGCTTTACCAGTTAGCATGTTTACAAAAGTGTTTTGGCGGCGCGTATGAGTAAACAGCGCGGCACCAAACGCTTTAGCAGCTTGAGCTTTAGTGATAGTAGTCATTATGAAATCCTCGACTAATCTAGAGCTATCACCGCTTGAGCTAGGAACTCTTCAACCTTCTCTGGCGACATATTGGCAAGTGATTGCTCAAGCGCTAGTGCGTCTTGATTCAACAATGCCTGATTAGCTGCCGCCGTAGTGTCCAGTGAAGAACCACCTAGACTAGACGGTGAATTAGGTACAACGGTTTGTTTTTCTGCCGTTTGTTGAGGTTGCTGCTGGCCTTGCTCGGCTTGTTTCTGTGCCTTTTCAGCATCAATTGACGCTTGAACCGGATCACCGAAAGCAGCCTTCACTCGGCGTTGCACTTCTGCAAAGCGTTCTTTTAGTGGCATGGCTTGGAACGCTGGATCATTCTTGAGCTTGTTGTCGATAACTAGGGCCATATCCCAACGGTCACGGTCACTCGATTCCCAAGTGCGAAGTTCTGTTAGTTCGTCAGCATTTAGCGCGTTAGTAACTTCGTTAACTCCGTCATTGGCTTCTTGTTGAGTGGTCGCAGCCTTACTTTGAAAACGCTTAACTAGCGCCGTTAGTAAATTTGCTGCCGTTTCTGGCAACTCATCACGCAACGCATTAAGCGCATTTTCATCGTTCAGCAATTCTTCAGGTAGCTTTTCAGGCGTAATGCCAGCTTCTTCTAATTGCTTGGTGTATAGCTGTAGTTTTTCCTTGGCGGTTGTAGCTTCACTTAACTGTTGCTCTAGCTCCTGCATACGGCTTGACGCTTCGCTCGCCTGATTGCGAGCCTTTTCTAGAACTGCATAAGGAATCGTATGTTTACCGTCCTTACTTGCTACCGCTGCATTGTCTGGATCAACTTCAATGTAGAGCTTGCCGTCAATCTCTCGAACCCCAATGCTATCTTTGGCCGCATTCGTTTTAGGCTCTTGGCCCTGTTCTGATTTATCTAGGTTGGCGTCACCTTTTGGCTGAGTAGTGTCAATAACACTTGGTAGTGCCTCATCTTCCTCGCCTACGCCCATTTCGTTATCAGTCGAATGGTTGTCTTGGTCATTTTCACCGCTGAGAACGCCCAAATCGTCATCTAGGTCAATTTCATCTAGCAGTGCGTCAATGTCTTCGACGTTGCCAGTTAATAGTGCTTGGTCAAGTTCTATAGTCATAATCCCCTCATGTGCGCTTATCGCTGCGCTTGCGTTTGGTTTGTGCTTATCGCCGCACTTGCGAACAAGAAAGCCAGCTAACGCAATCGCGCTAACTGGCTTTTTTATGTTCTCGTGTTGCGTTAGTTTTTCGCCGCACACTCAATTTGCTGATAAATGTACCACAAATTTACGAATGCAAACTAAAAATTAACGTTCGATGATTATCTAGGCGTAACGAGTCTCACCTGATTTAGTAAACAACAGGATTGCATTCTCTGGTGCATCTTCTGGTAAGTTGAACACATCCAAGTGCAACCAGCTCACACCCTCTTCCATTCTCGTTAGATAAGGGAATCGGTCTTTGTGTTTGATAATCAAATCACGCAACTCTTGAGCTGTGTAATGATTACTAATCAAATCAACAGCTTGCCCTCTACCATGCGCAGAGAATGGAGTGAAATGTTTGTCACTCGCAAGTCGCAGACCTGAGTAACCACGAGATCCACCAGCTTTCCAGTTGTTACAGATAAGCGCTGCTTTCTTCGGATCGATTTCACTAAGCAGCGTTCGCAGCTCATCAATGGTGATCAGCAATCGAGCATCCATACCAAGCATGGCCTTTTCACCACGCGCCTGATAAGCAGCTTTGCTCACAAGTTCCCAAGTCTTAAACCATTTAGGTCGATAGCTTCTTAGTCGTTTGTCATACATGGCTTTTCTCTCCAAACAATTACGTCTTATGCACTCATCTTTCTGTAAGCTTCTAGCTTGTAGATCTCTTCGAATGTGTTGTTAAAACTCACTTGTCGGCCAATCTGGTCACGCCAGTTTTCAGGGTCGATACAAGTTGCTGGTTTACCAACAACAACAAAGCCGCCTTTCATCTTGATGCCGCAATACATGAATTTATTACCTGCAAGCGTGACGGTTTGAAAATCAATCTCTTCAATTCGATCAACAATGTCTTGAGGCTTTACACGTTTGCCAGTGCAACCTAGCTCTTCCATCATTTCTTGAATTTCAGTATTCGGCTTAAACTCGGCTGGTAATTTCATTTACTTACTTCCCCCACTTCATAAACTTCATTGGTTGCTTTGTGCGACCTAAGCCCTGCATCATCGTTGAGCCTAGCCAAAACACGATAGCCGTTGAGAACGCGCCCATTACCTGACCTGCGATCATGATAATTAGTTGCTCGTATGATTTTGGAACCGTCCACCAAAACAATGAGCAAAACATACCTGACACCATGACACACAAGATCAGAGTTAGCGCTGAAGGCATCCAGTGATCGCCGTGTGCGTCTCTCGCGTCTTGTGTGTCTGTTAGCTGCATAGATAACTGGTTAAGCGCCATTTCTTGCAACTTAACTGCGTGTTGATTCTGAAACTCAATAATCTTTGTTAGAGCTTCAGGGTTTTCTATCAGCTCTTTGATAACGGCGTCCGGTGTATCTTTGACACCAAGAACGCCAGCGATCAGAGTACCTATTGTTTTACCAGTGGCACCGCCAAGTAATGAACCAACCAAAGGGGCGGATTCGCCCACAATGTTTTTAACTTGTTCCCACACTTCTAGTTACCTCTTACATTTAGATTTGAAGGTTTAGCAATTGCTGGTCGATGTTCGCTAATATTGCATTAACTGTGCTATCTGCTTGTGCTTTGACTTCTGCGACCTCCTGTAAAACTTTCGCAGTTTCGGCCTCAACCTTGTTGTCTTTAACGTCTTGGCTTTCTGCATCACGTTGTAGTTTGGCAATCTTGGCCTGTAGTTCTTCAACCTTGGCCGCGCCTAAAGCAACCTCGTTTTGTAGCTGCTGCATTTGAATTTCAGCCATTTCTTGCTGCTTGCGTTGTTCTTCCTGCATAGCTGCTTGTTCTTCTGGCGTCATATCTTCCGGCGCTTTTGGAATGTTTAGAGTTTGTCTGATACGGTTCAGGATCTCTTGCTTGTTAGGTACATCCATTAACTCGACAACCATATCTAGCGTTGCCATTTGAATTTGTGGTGGCAACTGAGCAACTAGCGCGGTTAGTTGTTGAGCCATTTGAGCGCGGAATGTGGCAGTTTGCTGGATTGGAGCTTGAGCGATATGACCTTTCCAACGCTTAACGTCGTTGGTCACTGTGCCGTCGTCATTGGTCACGTTTAGGTGAATGACTTTTCGCTTATGAGCGTCTTGCTTGTTGACCGTTACAGCGATATTGCTTTGCTTCGCTAGGTCTTCGATTAGGTAGGCCATTAACAGATCAGCCACTCGTGTTCTCGAATAGTGATAGTTGTCATTGATCTCTGCTAGCGTAGTCGCGCCTTGTTCTACTAGCGAGTTAATAGCCACTCCGCTGGTGGCTGAAGAGTCTTGGCCCAACATTGCATTGTAGATACCAGCAACGTCTTGGATTTGCTTCATTGAGTCCTGCATAACAGTAAACTGCTGACTCGCAATATTGAAATCTTGCTGAATCTGAATAGCTTCGCTTATTGATTTCTTGTTCTTGCGATCAGGGTTTAACTCAATGTAACCGTCTGCGCGTTCGACCTCTTCTAGCAAGTCCTCGCGGCTCATATTGGTTGCGTCTTGGTCTGCAATGACACGTTTAGCTTGTAGCAACCACGTAAGCTTCATACGACGATAGTTGATCTCATCTTGAGCACTAATCATTCGGCTTACAACGCCGTAAGGTTGGCCGGATTTATCCATTCGATAACCGAAGAACGGAACAATTGGAAAGTATCCGTTCGGTGCAACAGATTTACGATCAACAATTCTATGGATACCAACAAACCACGCTTCGCGTACTGCTGACCATGTAGCAATTCGTGGTTTAAATGTACCCATTTTTACGCCAACGGCTTGAGCGATATTATTTGGGTTGTATTCAACTGTTCGGCCATTCTTTAGGTCGATGACATAACCACGTCTAAATGTGCGGTAGTAGATTACCTGTAAGCAAATACGGCCACGCGCCTGATCTAACCATTCAGACGTATTTCGATCCCAACTCTCAAATTCATGGTAAGCAGCAAGCAAATCTTGGTCTTGCTCTTCGTAGCTTTCAAGGTTTGCAAAGTCTTCCCAATTATTCATTGCTTGGCGAATGATTTCGGCGTGTTCAGGGAAATGAGCAATAGCTTCGTCCACATCCACCCAACGTTTACGCAGCAACCATCGAGCATCAGACAAGTCGGCCTCTTGAGCGTTCCAGTCCCACCACATTTCCTGACGACGAACTGGCTTGATGTTGTAGCTACCGCCATAGAAAGGATCGTCATTTCTGGTAACTTCTACCCAACCAATACCAGCTTTGATTTGTGAAGCGTAAGCGTCGGCGTTGGCGCGATCAGCTCGTGCAAGTCGCCACGCATCTTTAAACTTCTCCTGAAGCGCGTCGCGGAGCTCTTCGCCGTCATCGTCATCGGCTGCAAGCACAAGATCAGTTCGTGTTCTTGCTTCCATACCTAAAACGGCATCAATAGCTGGCGCTATTAGGTTATTGATAATGATCGGCTGTCCACGTTCTTCGTAGACTTGTTTTACTTCCGGCGCTAGTTGGTTGCCGTCGTAGTAATCACAACACTTTTGCGCTGGGTCGCGCCAGTTTGGTTGTGCTTCCACGTTTGAGACTAATCGGCGTAATTGAGCAAGGTTAAAGCCCTTGCCGTCATGCTCCGCATGGTCTTCATTCCAAGCCATAAATTCTCCCCTCACTTAGTACGCCAATCGCTTGATCGCTTGGTGCGTGGCTGTAACTTGGTCATGGTTCTAGGCATTCGAACAACCATTTCTAGCGCAATCGCATAGCTCATCACTTGGTCATCAAATGCGCCTTCAATTGCGTTCATGCTTCCTTTGGAGTCATAAACGTAGGTATTCAGCTCTGTAACTGTCCCGATCCATCGAATGCCCGACGTATTATTGCGCAATTGCTCATTTAAGTTTGAAATAATTATCGGCTTGGATTTACGAGTGGTAAGCCAGCCTAATCGCCCTGTTTCTTCGTCCTCATCTTCCTTGTCGTGGTGTTCTTCTTGGTAGATTCTGGATATTGGATAGATATCGCGTAGAACGTTTAAAACGGCGTGGCCGTGGTTGTTTCGTTCTGGCGCAGCGTAGGCCGCTCTGCCGTTTTTACCTGCGTACATCTTGCCAATGATTGCGATAATCTTTGCAAACTGGTCTGTGTCGATATGACCAAACCAATGAGCAACTTGATTGCCAGTTTCGTCCAGCACATCAATTGAACCTCTGTCCCCATGTTCCAGACCTTCCGCAACGTCAGCGCCAAGGGCGTAATCCTTTTCTGGATCAGGCAATTCCCAAATAAGCAAATAGCCCTGTAAGCCGTTCTGCATGTTCTCGCTTTTACCTTCACGGTTTACGCTATCTCGAACATCAAACATTGCGCCTGTCTCTGGATTAACGTCATAGACAAGCAACGGCTTGGAGCAAGCTGACTCCGCAGCCATACAGGAAGGAGGGCTAAATACACGACGGCCTGACGTTAAGAACGCCTCTTGTGGTGTACTTGGATACTCTTGTTTTGTGTACTCTTCGTAGTGGTTATAGGTTTCGACATACCACTGCTTTTGCTCATCCGTTAACGGTCTACCCAAGTGACGGATCACGAATGGCTCAATCGACTTAAAGTATTCAATAAAGTATTTGGATAGCTTCAATCCGCCTAATGGCAATGGTGAGTAATATCTAGGATGAGTGAACCAAGGAATGAATCTAAAGTGAAAGTCTTTAGCACCCAACTTCACTCCGCTATGTGCTCGTTCCTCGGCTTTCTTACACAACTCAAAAAAGAGTCCTGCCGCGCCTTCTGCTGTCGATTCAATAAAGAGTTTGCAACCTTCGTGAACAGTAGGCATCGAACCTGTTTGGATCTCTTTGGCCTTTTGTGGGTAACCTGCACAAATACGGCCCAACTCTGAAATATGTAGAAACTGCAACGTACCGGAACGGAATGACGTTGCAACACGGATTCGTGAACCATTGGAAAAACTGAGTCGGCCACCGTTAGCGCCACCAGCTCGTTGAACTACACGAATGCGAGAACGCAAGTAATTAGGCAAATTGTTATATGGAAAGACAACCTTTGTCTGGAAGATAGCGCCAGCACTTTCCAAATCCTGCGCGATAATACCTGCGGCATAGTTCTTATTGAATAAACACGAGTCCAGCGCGTACAAGTCGATAAAGGTACTAAAGCCCAACTGACGCGCTTTAAGAATCAATTCAAAGGTATGGGCTGTTTCAAAGAGATCTCTCTGGGCGTCACGCATTCGAAACGTGACAACGCGACCTTTATCATTCTCTATCTTGTAAAGGTTGTTTAAGCGCCATTCCTTACAGGTCATATAGTTCCTGAAGTAACGGCGCTTCTCTGGCCGTGAAAGCGCTTTGAATTGCTGATCGGTAAGCGCTGGCATAACTAGGTTTATGCCACGGCCATTAATAGAATCCTTATACGGCTGAATACCATCATTCATCATCGTTCAACACTCCACCTTTATCTTTGAAGCGCTGAATGATTTCATCGTCATCCAAATCTTGAACTTCATCTAGCAACATACCTAGATCATCATCGTCGCCTAGACCTTCACGTTGTTTCTGGTCGAGATCATGACGAGCAAGCGCAGCTTGAGCCTTAGCCTTGTCAGTATTCGCTTCGGCCAACGCAATGCCTTTGCGTTTAAGGTTGGTATCAACTTCGACTTGTGTGGTTTGAGCGATAACCTTGCTTATTGCTCGATTGGTTAATCGACGGTTCGCCATTTGGCCCTCTAAATACTCAAGCTTTCCGGTGTAGTGGCAAACCATGCCAAAACTCGACTCGATTCGTTTCTCAAGTCGATCAATAAACTCCTGCTCTAGTTCTGTAGGTTTATCGCCACGTTCTTCCAGCTCTTTGAGGAAGTCAGCTAATTCATCTTTGTATTGCGTGTAGCACTCAAGCGCCTGAAGAGCGGCAAGCTTATGCACTTCTAACTTAAATTCGTCATCGACTTGATGAGAGTATTTAACTAGGTTGCCAAATGCTTTAGTCATCAAGCCATGCACGAAAGCGTTGCTATTTCCCTTTGGAGCGCCAGCGCCAACTCGACGGCCACCGTGTCCATTTTTGGCACTTGATTGATTCGCGGTTTTCTTGCGTTTGATTTTGGTTTTGGGCGGTGTGATCCCTTTGGGTTGTAATTTTTCGCCCTGAACTTCTTCGTTGTTCGCGTTCTGTTCGCTTGGCTTGTTCTCTTTTCTCTGTAACAGTTTGTTATTTAAGTATTTTCTTGCTGTGGAGTAGACTAAACCATTGCGAACACAAAACGTCTTAACGTCAACGCCAGTTTCTTCGTATTCGCTAAGGTATTGTTTTTTAATGCGTTCCCAATTAATTCTCGCCACTTCTCTAACTCCGAGTGTTCAATTGCGTCAACATATTATCACTGTTCGGTGCTCATTATTTTCGATCGATGATAAAAGGCACGTTCTAACCAGCCTAAAAGCTGGCCTAAGTTGTCCGATGCAATCTCAATAACAATCCAGCCTAAAAGCTGCGCTTCGTTCATCTTCTCTCTGTCGTTTGCAAAGCCAACGCCGCGAGTGTGACGCCCATTTGAATGAGTACCGCCGTGAACCTCCAAGGCAATCTTTAAGTCGGGCCAAGCGTAATCCATTCGCCATTTGCGAGTCGGATGAAATAGAACTTCAGTTTGATATGGTGGCAAGCCGATAAGGTTGCGCTGAACACGCGCATGTAGCTTCTGGTAAGCCTTGCTAATGTCCCTTTGCTGTTTGGTCGGTGTTTTAGCTTGGCTTTCGATAAAAGCCTTTCCTAAGTGTCTGACGGGGATATAAATGGCCATGCCTGTTCTCAATTGTGAACTTTATGGCGTGAATGATAACAAAAAACCAGCATTAAAGCTGGTTTGTTTAGTTTAAATACATGTTCGAGGATTATTTTCCACCTTTAAATACACCACATTTACGATCGATAAATACACCCATAAAAAGAATGGCAAAGTATTCCAAGGCTATTAAGATGCAATTGAACATTTCTTGAGTCATTACTTCAACGTTCATGCTAACAACCTCCCGAACAGACAATTACTCTACATCTACATGGTTCATGTGGAACTCAACCAGATATTCCTCATCTTCTTGATAAAACTGCAAAGAGTAGTCTGAGCGTTCGATACATTTGAACTTGCTGCTCTCTTCCATATCTGGCGCGTAAAAGTCGTATTTCTTGTTTAGGAACGCTTTCACTCTTTCTTTACTAGAGAAGTAATTAGTATGCGTTGATAGCAGTTCACCTCGTTGAAATTATGGTGAAAACGTACCTCTATCCACCATTAGCGATCGCTGGCAGAAACGGCAATGCCCCGTGACAAACAGCCTATGAGCCCCAAGTTCAGACTGCAGAACTACAGCTTGGGGGTGTGGAGTCAGGCATTTATCGTAGCCTGACTCCAAAGGCCATATAAAATGAAAGCTCTTGACCCATTAACATTAATTATGGACGAAGCATTACTTTACCCTTGCGCGATGATTGTAAGCTTGCTGTTACCGCATTTTTTACATCATTCATCGGGTAAACCGAATCCACTGGCAACTTCAGTTTTCCTGTTTCTGCCAAGCAGATAAGTTTCTCCATCATTGACTTCCTTTTTTCCACTGCCATAGATTGATTAATCTTCTTCTGCCAAAAACCTTTGACCGTAATCTGCTTGAAAGCAATGTCTGCAGCGGGAATATGCATTGGCTCTCCTGACATAGACCCAAAGGAAACAAGCAGGCCATTTTCACCTAATAATGAGGTCAGCGCTGCAGTTGCGGATCCTCCTACGGAATCAATGGCGTAACTGATAGAAGTTCCGTCTGTCAGGTCATTAACTCTTTGTTGCCAGTCTTGGTTATCAGTCGAAACGACATACTCGATACCTTGCGCCGTCAACGCTCTTTTTGTTTCATTGTCACGAACTAGACTAATGGTATTCACACCCTGCTCCCTTGCAAGGATCGACAATGTTTTACCAATCGCTCCACCAGCTGCGTTTTGAATGATCCATTGACCTGCTTTCGCATTCAAAAATTCAAGTAATAACAGCGCACTAAATGGCATAGAACCAAGCTGCGCACCAACCTCATCACTAACTGTATCGGGAACAACCGTTAATATCTCTGCTGGGGCCAAGAAGTATTCAGCCCATACCCCCATAATGGGTGAACCAACAACACGCTGTCCCGGTGTGAGCTCTTTGACTCCTTCGCCTACAGCATCGATGATCCCTAAGGCCTCGCTACCACCAATTGCTGGCAAATTGGGCTTGTGGCCATATTTTCCACGGACTGTCCATAGGTCGTGATTATGAATAGGGGATAAAATTGTTTTGACTCGAACCTGATTAAAACCTGGTGATGGAAGAGATGTTTCTTCTTCATTTAGTACCTCAGAAGGCTCACCAAATTGATGGTAAATCGATGCTTTCATAAAACTTCCTCTTAAATACGATTTTCATAAAATTCTAGACATCATATTCCAAGTGCGTTTGTCACTGGATGATTGGCAAGAATTGACGCGTGTGATTTTAGTTGTTGAACACTGTAGAAAGATGAATAAAATTACTGTTATTTTTCAGCTACTCACTAGTGATACGCATTAAAATGTCGCTATCTGGTTTTGTAAAAAGAGAGGCTAGTATTTCAAAGTGGTTGACACCACTCACCTCTGTCACAGATATGTTGTAATCGTGCCGTTGTAATTTCTCACTGTAGTTGAGAGATTGCCCTTTGAGCTCTGGTTGTTCCTCACCACCATAGTAAATGTATATCGGTAGTGAGCTCTTGTTTGCTGGGTGAATGTTGTTTATTGGGCTTAGTTTGACAATTTCATTGTCACTCAGTTGTAAGGCGGCACCAATCTTCTTTGTTGCAGCAATAGGCGATAGATCAAATAGGCCGCTGATAGGCAATATGGCTGAGTTGACAACTGGGTGATCTTTCCAGAAGGCGGCAAGATGACCACCTGCAGAGTGCCCAGACAAGTAAACTGGCATTCCTGACATATTATTATCTTTCATATACATCTGTATGGTATCAAGAGCCCGGCCAACCTGATTGACTAAGGCTGTCATGCTCACTCGTGGATTAGTTTTCCCATCTACCATATTTTCCTTTGTGAGATCATACTCAATTAACATAACATCAATATTCTTTTCTAGCAGCAGCTCTCCGATAAAAGCATAAGAGTCCTTAACCTCGCCTTGCCAATACCCCCCATGAATAAAAATAAACACACCACGGGTGTCTTTGTGACTGAATTTTGGGTTGTGGAAATGGTCAAAGCTTTCTCGAGAACCAAGACCATAATGGACATTTTTTTTATAAATGTATTTATTGTAAACAATCTTACTTTTATCTTTAAATACATTCAGTTGCTGCCTAGCTTTATCTAAACCTATATAATTCAAGGTGTCGTAATCTTCAATATCTGGCTTATTATTGATATGCAAACTGTTTGCTATTGTTTTTTCTTGAATTACGGGTTCACTCGCTTGTGTCGACATAACAAAGACGAGGTTCAACATGACAATCAGACTCACTGGTTGAAAGCTCACAGATACTCCGGTAGTTGGTTTTTTATAGGTTTAAAAGATAATCCAAACCGCAGATGAATAAACGCTGTATTATTACAACTAACTCATGCAAAAGTGCATCTTGACTAGGAACTAAGATGAATTGGGACGACGCCAAAATTTTTCTGGCCCTTTATCGCGAAGGCACCCTGAGGGGCGCAGCCCGCAGAGTGGGTGTTGATCAGGCTACGATTGGTAGACGTATCACCGCTATGGAGCACGCATTATCAGCCACGTTATTCTTACGTACCTCAAAAGGTTATCTTCTGACCCAGATCGGTGAGGTCGTGCTCGCCAGCGCCGAGCGGATGGAACTAGCAGCGACTGATTTCGTTCGCGCCGTCCAAGGGGTCGATAACCGATTGGTAGGAGAGGTGAATGTGGCAACAACAGATACCCTAGCTACGGACTTCCTGCTACCAGCCTTGGGGGATTTGCATCTCAATCATCCTGATATAAGGGTGATTCTCAAGACTTCCACACAAGTGGTTAACCTGACACTTCGTGAAGCCGATATAGCCATTCGCACGGTGAAGCCGGCCAACCCTGACTTGATCATCCGCAAGCTAGCCTCTTGGCCAATTGGTCTCTACGCTTCACAGGACTATCTGGCTCGACATGGTCTGCCGAAGGCGGGTAGCGGCTTTAGTGGCCACTCCTTGGTTGTTTACGAGCCCCATTGGCAAAGCTCCCGCTTCGCCACTGTAATGGAAGAGCCTGCTGATGGCGCTAAGGTAGCTGCAGGGGTAGATACCAGCCTTATGTTACGCCAAGCGCTTTTGATGGGGCTAGGACTTGGCGAGATGGCTGTACCGCTGGCAGAGCAAGCAGGATTGGTGCGGGTCTGGCCAGAGCGACAACTTTCCACCACCTACGAAATATGGATGGTCACCCATCGGGATGTGCAGCAAGCCGCACGAGTCAGGGCAGTTATTCATGCCATCGAAACAGCATTCAAGGTGGTGTTTTAAACCTTGGCTGAAATGGTTATTGACGGTTGCATAATGTCCATCTGAACGATGAACTGTCAGATCGCTATAGAGACTCAGATTAACAAACAGGGGGATAAATATTATATACGGCCCTTGGCATGTAAATGATACTTGCCCTCTCAGACAGACTCCTTTGTGTCCCGAAGTGTGACTGAGCCGATCATGGCCCCCCCTTTGCCCCAAAGTTTGTTAGAGGCTGAGGTGTATGGCTCTATGCCCATTTTCTCTGATGGCAATAGCGCTAATCTCTAGTTAAACAATTTGACTATAACATAGAACGATAAAGAGTTGCCAGATGGCAACCCTTTGCAAACAGAATATTCAATTTGATAATTTTTTTAGTGTTTAATTCGAACTTTTTCAACTTAAACCAAATCTTCTTTCGACCACTATTTCTCAAAGTAATGCATCCAAAACAACACCACTTTCACCATTGGCAATTCTTTGGAAAAAGCTATTAACTTTTATGTTTTTATTGATTGAAGTTTCTGTATTTTGAATAGATTTATTTTCATTAAATCTATTCTCATTATTAACAATTCGATTGGATATATTATGCCCCTTATAAAATTCAAAATTAAGGTGCACTGAACATAGGTGTTATTTTTAGGATAGAGAATTAAGGGAGATTACATAGGTAAACTTGCTAGGAATGACGCTGGAAAACTTTCTTTATATTTTATCTTGAAACAACTCTTTGTCAGAGCAAGAACCACTGTACAGACTTATTTAATTAAAGATACCTTTCTTTCAATTTAGTTAATCCTTACAAGTTTAAAGTTGGTATAACAATCTAGCTCAGAATCCGTGGATGGAAGAGTATGTCCAATTCCTTCTATCTAAAGTACTGCTGTAAGGACGACCTGATTGCGTTTTGCAATACTAAAAGTTATCCGAGAACTAAAACACTTCTGAAACCCTAAACTCATTTATGTTCAGAAATGTGTCACAGGCGATAGTCAATAAAAATCATAAATACCTAGCGAGTAGCGGACTGTGTGAGCGTCAGGAGTGGCTTTATAATTTTACTTTACCATAATACCCTCTGAGAATGAGGCTGGTTTCACTCAGTAAGAACATCGCCTTGCTAAGACTTCAGAGATAAAACAGCGTACACACCACTATACATAGTATGTACGCTTTACATGTTCACAAGAAGCATTACCAATAAAGACTTGTTTTTTACTGTATACTCAATCCCAGAGGCTGATATCACTATCCTTCCAACATAGAAAGTTTGTTTTCGATATCTTTGGCAATGACTTGCAGCTTGCTAGAAAGTCGTGATCGAATGATGCACATAAGAATCTGCTTATCTTTTTTGTACCAAGTGTAAAGCGTATTACGGCCTCGCCCCGACTCGTCCTCAAGGTCGGCAACTGTTAAACCAAACTGCTTTAAATACTCCGCTAGATCGTATCCCATAGGCTCACACCGTCTTTAGATGCTCATGACACTCTTTAATAACGTCCACCAGCTTCTCTATCGTTAAAGAGCTGGCCGAACGCCCCTCAAATTCAGCAAATAACTCATGCAATACCATGCACTTTGTTTGCTGCTTTAGAAACTTTGCTTCGTCTAGCATTCGGGTAAGGCGCTTGATTGCCTCTGCCTTGCGAATAACTAACTGAACCGCGCTTAACTTGGGCGCACTCAAATAACCGATCACGGCACCTAAATCGCGCTCTAATTGCTTAATCTCACTCACGCTCATCGGTTTTTGCCTCTTCTTCGATATATTCCGAAACAGTCTCGTTAAAGAACACCGTGAAATCCGCACGAAAATCACTAGGAACGTCGCAACCAAGCTCCATAACGTATTCGCAAGCTTCCGAGAACTTAGGACAATCTGGATACATCAGAATGATTTTAGCCAGTTCAAAACACGTAATTTCTGCGTTTTTTTGACTGACGGCATGATTGACAAGCGATTGCCAAGCAATGTGATTCATCACTGAGTAATTGCAAAACTGCGGCTTAGTTTGAATGGCCGCTTTAACTAGAGTCGGCAACGTTCCGGTGCGCTCTGCAATTACGTTCGCCAGAATGGTTTTCATTGAGTCGCAATTTAAGTCAAACCATAGGGCGTCAAGCTCCGCTTGGTCGCTGTAGGCTAGTTGGACGTACGCGCTTGCAAATTCTGGATTATCAAAACCAAGTACGTCTTGAAAAACAATGGTCGCTGCGTCAATGGTATTCACTACTTTCTCCTTAGCTGTCTTGCTTACTAACTTCGCCTAGTTCGGCCTCTTCCGGTGTAACTGCGTCGATAACAATTATCTGGCCGGACTCTTCAAGCAACTTGCTTAGTCGGGCCACTTCTTCTTGTAGTTCTTTGATTTGGCTTTCTTGTTGCTTGGTTCGGAGTAAGTAGTAATTCGAGTTAGCGATACCAAAAGAAATGTTTTCCATAACGATGTTCGATACATCCTCATGGTCATGTAGAAGAGCCAAGGCTTTAGCCGCTGCTAAGGAACAAAGCTCACTAACGCTAACAGGTTGCAGCGTGTTGGCTTCCATCTGTTTCAGTAGTGATCTTGATTTCGAAAGAATCCCCTCGGCTAGTAGCTGTTCTTGCGTTGACAGTACAATCTCGCGTGTCATAGCTGGATATTTCCTCGTTGTTCTCGTAGATAGTGACAGACTTGTACGAACCGACTAGCTTGGCTAGCCGGATCATAAACTCATCAAGGTTTAAGCGTTTCGCATCAGTGAATACGATTTGACGGGCTTGAAGTAATTCGGATCTTTTCTGCTCCGTCGTCTTTTGATTCGTCGCTTTCATTGTGGTGTTCAGAATCCTTGCATTGGCAATCTTCACAATCGCACTCTGTAAGTTTCACGCTGCTCAAATCCACACCTGCCATCTTTGCAAGAGCAATAGCTGTTACCTTTGGAAGAAGTTGAGGCATAAGCTCTTTGATCACCTCGTTCAAAGCACAACCGATGTGATCAGCGAGATTATTGTTAACCGTAGGAAACTGTTCGTGTTTAATGCCTAGACCTACTCTTTCATCATCCTGAATCTCTGGATTAATGGTTAAGGCGATTTTAAAACCGTCCCTTTGCACAAACTCTTCAAGAAAGTTCATTAGTTCTGGTCGTGTTTTGCTGTTTAGCACTTTTTGGTCGGTCATTTGTTCATACCTATTTGTTGAATTAGCCACAAAGGGCTTAGAAGAAAGCCGCTCGTCATAAGCAGCGTTCCAATCAAAAAAATTATGGTCGATGTCTTACTTGTTAACTTTCGATTCATAGAATCATAGAACGACAACACCGAAATCATAAAAAGAGCGTGACCAACAGAGAAGATCACGAATCCAAACAAAACAACAATCAAGCCTATTTTCCCCTGTGTTTTGTCTGGTAATACCTTGCGTCACTTTGTGTTGCGCCATTGTGCCATAGCAACAATTTCTTTTGTTGGCGCTAGCTGGTGGCGGCCAAATGGGATTTTGTTTTGTCGCATTATCTCGATGACTTTAGGAACTAAGTGGATACTTAGCCCTACTACTCGGTAATGCTCAATCTGTGGAATTGCTCGGCCTAGCTCGAACGCCAGGTACTCAACTGCATCTTGTTCTGAGCAATGTCTATGGATAGAAAGGAGACGAATAGCTGCGTTAAATCCTATTGCCGCGATTTCATCTCTCGGTGAAATTTTGTTTTTGGTCATGTCAGTCATACCTTGCAATATTCATTGAACAAAAATAATTGTATTCGTTCGATGATTATACAAACAAACCTAAATATTGGAATTTATGTTTTCAAAAATGTTGCGTTGCTTCGCATCCTCTCGCACCAACTCTTCAAAGCTCCATATTCCGGTAAGCTCTCCAATCTGATCGAGCGCTTCTAGTGGCAATTTAGACCACGCATATTCCACCAGCTCTAAATCTGTACCAACCTTGTTGAAGAATAATTGCTTGCGACTACCTAGCGGATCGTGTCGTACTGGTTCGCCTTCTGGTATTGGGTTGCCGCCAGTTGCGCCTCGATGGTGAACGGGACAAAGGCCATAACCAAAAAAGTGAGCTAGTGGCTTAACCGCACCTTTCTCACTCGAATGATGAAACTCAACGTATTCCAACGGTTCAGGCCAATCATTCGGGTGACCAAGCTTATCGCAAGCTATACAACCACAACGTTGAATCACGGCCTGTCCATAGATCTGTTCTGCCTTTGTCGGTTTGCGACCTTTCATTGCTCTTCTCCTGTTTTCTAGGCACAAAAAAAGCGCTGCATTCACTGAATGCAACGCTCTAACTCAAAAGCGATACTCTAAAGCGTCACTGTTAACGCCTCGGCTTGTTCTTTTAGATCTTCAATCATGGCTCTTGGATAGGAACCAAGCTCCTGAATGTTGATAGGCAGTAACGTATCTGCGTCAACTCCTAAGTGATCGGCTATAGCGGCCATTATTTTCTTAGTTGAGTAAGGCTTCATTCTCTGGCTCAAAGCAACTTGCTGATAGCCAGCTTGCGCAAACACGCCTTTTTTGTAGTAGTGATAAGTGATCAGGTAGTAGGTTAATACTTGGTTCGGATTACTCATCTAATGCGTTCCCCTAAATAACTGCTAATGTCTCTTGGTATTTTTTGAATAGTTCTAACACTCGCCCTTTGGCCGCAAATCGCCCTAACTGTCCACCAGCAAACCATAATCCGGTATCTGATAGTGAGAGAAGTTGAATTTCTTTCTTGAGCGCGGCTTTAAAGTCCTCAATGAGCACCATCTTAGTGAGAACGGGGAACGTCCCACTATTCACTGTGATTGGTCTAGTTGGAACGTCATAAGCTTCCACTAGCTCTTTAGCCTTTTGATTGGATAGCCCGTAGTGAATACCCAAACCGGAAACAATCGCATATCCAGCCGGAATAAAATTGCGCTCTAACTCGTCAATTCGTCGATGAGCGTCGTTGGCCGTTTCAATGGCCTGTTTGGTCTGCTTCTCCTGTTCAACTAGAGCCTTTGCTTGCTCAAGTAACCATTCCGCGCTTGTTCGCGGCTGTTCGGTCAATGAATAGGAGCCATGCTTTCGAATGTTTGGTAACACTTCGTGAGTGATCCAACGCTGAAACGGCTTACCCTTTGGCGCTTGGCTGGAAAGAATCAAGTCATACATACCAGCCTCGTTTATTACCGTAAGCCGTTGATTTAACTCTAACGTCGAGCAGCTCGACGTTGGAAATTCGGCCATTAATTGCTTTAGCGGCTTCTTATCTTGTTCTGAAACATACCGATTAACCGCATCACGAGCGTTCACAAGGCCAAGCATTGCGCCGACCTCGTTCCCGATAAACCAAGGATCGTTATCCATATCAATGATGACGGTCAGATCCCCAAAAATAGGTTTGTTGAATTTGGTTATGTTCATCAACGTAATTCCTTAAAACATGGTTCTTTTGGTCATACCCTGCTTACACACGAACACGCACTATTGGCTTAACTTCAGTCATGCAATGAATATCAATAGAGTCGCCTTGCGGCGGCTCATAACACACGACTTTGAAATCATTCGGATCTACTGGCTTTTTAGGTCTAATGAATTGGCTATATCTCTTCCCGTTAAGCTTGAAATCGTACTGATAAGGCAAGTCTCGTAATTTCATGCCTACCTCACCAATTTGAGTGATTTCAATCTCGCAACGATTACGCCAGCTAGAAAGTAAATCATCACCGTAAATTCGATGCCGAACTTAGCCAGCATGTAGATCGCTAGTGCGCCGTGTATCGCTACTAGAACGGTTTCACTAAAACGCATAACTCACCTAGAAACGAAAACGATGCTTGATTTGTTGAATGTTGTGGAACACTGGCAAGTGAAGCTTCTTTGCGTAAGCAACTTCAGCGAATGCGCCAATGCTAGTTTTCCAGTTCGGCAAGCAATAAATCGCGTCAACTTCACGAATCATTGCCATTGCTATATCCATGTACCCTTGTTCGCTTAATCCTTCTGGCAACATCAGTGTGTGAACGGGAACGTGACCGATGCACTGAATCTTTAGGGCTGCGCGTTTAAATTGCGCTTCGCTATCAGGCACATCGGTAACGCCACCAGCGATATAAATCTTCATCCCTTAATGCTCTCCATTTCGCGTCTAAGGGCGTTGATTTTTAGCTCAATACGCTCAATTTCTTCGGTACTGGATTCTTTAGTGATTTGATGTTGCAGCTCCGAAATCTCGCGTGGGATCTCTCCTACCCGCCATAGATAAAAATCAAGCTTTTCGATTTTCTTATGTCGGATAGCTTCTAGCTGGTCTTTGTCTACGAGCTGGTAGATCTGCGCTAGCATGATTTCAACGTCAGCAATTTCTTCCATCACTTCAGTGATCGAGCCTTTGCCTTGTCGAAAGTGGTGGTACAGGGCAACGGCCAATTCATTTAGCTCTGAAATGGCTTGTTCAACTTGGCGTCTGCGCCCCATTGTTAACAATACTTGGCAAGCTTTTTGGCCTGGTAATTTGGTCATTGATTGTTACCTTGTGTTTTGTTTCGAAAACAAATATATGATCGAAATTTACGCTTGTAAATTTAACAGGCCAAAAATTTAGATTCTTCTTTTGCGCGGTGAAGAGCCTCTAAAGCAACATCAAACGCTTCAATTTCCATTCGCCCGTATGAGTTACACGTATTGCCGATCATGCTAGCCATGCCAGCTAGTGTTTTTAAGTCCTGTTCTAAGTTCTCACTCAATACTTTGAAGTCTCTTTGCTTCGCTAGCTTGTGAAGGCGAGATACGCTCAAGAATGCGTTGCTGGTGGCTTCTAGGTAATTCACTAGCGCTTTAGCAAACTCCTGATCCATTGCTGGCACATCGTTGTTGATTGCGATTTCTTCAAAGCCGTACTCGTGCATTTTGGCGATCAAAATCTTCATTTGCTGCTTGATATCGTTCATCGTTTCATGGCCCTTAGTTGGTCAATTCGATCAGAAAACTCGTGTCGTTCTCCTAAACGTCGATACTCTTCTCGAACCTTGTCACTTACCGAAACTCGACTGTGTACTGGTAGCGCTTTTAGCTCATCCTCTGCAAGTCTCAAGCGGCCAGCTCGTTCTTTAGCGTCTGCATCCCGTAGATACTTGATGAAAAGTTCTAACTCTCCACCAGCTCTAGCTCGTTTCAAATCCCAATCACAATTTTGTGCTACCCATTTCTCGGCTCTCCCCATTGGCGCACGATTCAAAAATCGGTCATAGGCTTCGCGGTATTCCGCTTCGGTTCGCTGGTTAATCTGAGTCATCAACTCACCAAGCGATGGAGGGAAGCGGTTACCGTTGGATAGTCGGTCAAAGCAGATCGCTAGTATCCGGTTAAGTTGCAAATCATTCAGGGTCGAAAGGAAGTTTCCCCATGCCGTAGTAATCACTGCGCCATTCATCGTGACCCATGTCTTGCCGTACATTTCCGTTAGCGTGTCCCATAGGGCTGTTAGCTTGGGATTCAATCCATTGGCGCTGTTGTTGTACTCGTGCAAATTTGATTGCTGGCGATTGGTTTGGGTAAATCCGCAACCATTCAGGGAAGATTGACTGATCGGCATTCTCGCCATAACCGATTCCATTGATTTCAAATTTCTGTCCATTGTCGATACCTCTTAGATTCGTGTCGTTAAGCAATTCATCTGTCCAGCGTTCGTACTTGATGTAACGTTCTGGATGTAAGCGATCAAAACCTTGTTGCTGCGCTGCATTGCGTCGCTTTACGTCTTCAGCGAGCATTCGTGCAAACTCGTAAGGCTCGGCCTTTAGGCGCTTGATAGCTCGCTTAAACTCATTGAATGCTTGAATCTTCCCAACCTTTCTCATTCCGGCAGTCCAGAAAATTGCAAACGCATCAAAAAGCAATTGGTCTGAATCGTCAGATTCGGACGAAGTATTTAGATCAGTATTTAGTTTAAGATCAGTATTTAGTAGTGTCGTATTAGCCGGATCTGGCTTTTCCGTAATACGGCTTTCACGGATTAGGCTTTTTGGATAGTCACTCACTTCATACCAGGTTGAACCGTCAGCCTCTTTGTGGCGAAGGCAAAAGCCACGTTCAATAAGCTCTTTTAGTATTACGTAAACACCATCACGCCCCGTTTTCTTCATGGTTCCGGTGGTTACTTTCTCTAAGTGGGACACTTTAACTTCCCAATCATCAGGTTTTGACAACAAGTAACTAAGCAATCCCATAGCTTGAAAACTCAAACAATGGTCTGCATAAACCTCGTTGCAAATCATGGTGAAGTTGCGACTTGCACGTTTACGCTTGATCGTTGCGTTCTTATTTGGTTGTGCCATATAATTACCTCATCACAGCACTAACATTTGGTGCAAACTTAAAGACCGCCGCCTCACACGGCGGTTTTTTTTACTTAAAATTCACTATTTGTTCGAATGTCTTTGTAGATAGAACTTGCGCGTTCAGCCTGTTCTTCTTCGTTGTATTCGTCTTTAGGTTCAGTCAAACCACACTTTTCAACTAACGCTTGTCTGAGTGATTCAAGTTTCTCGACTGGCACTCCCAATGCGTTGCTGAGTTCATCGACATCTTTCCACCAGTTGAAACTTGTCGCGCTCAAAACGCAGTAAGCTCCTAACTCTTCAAGCGTCAAACCACGCTTAAAAATCATCGTTGGAACGACAGCCATGTTGTTTAGAACGAAAAAGCGATTTTCAGGAATGTTCATGGTTACCTCTCAATGTGCTTTGGTTGAGCGTGGCGACACTGAGCTATTAGCGCCACAAGTGGGTGGCTGATAGGAAATAGCTCCCACGCTCACCAAAACACACTTTTAGGTTATCTACTGTTGAGTGTCGTCAACATTCGATGATTGCAATCATTGATCGTAAACAGTGAAGTTGTCAAATAAAAAAATTTAGACCAATAATCGACCAAAAAAAAGAATTGGTTTATACTTGGTGTGTGAATTTCACATACATATACAAGCGTAATATTTAAACATCAAACAGGGGGCATTATGTCTATGTCTGTGCTTGCTCGGAACATCGAGCAGAGGAAACGGGATTTAAACATAACCAAAAGCATCGACTTGGCAAAGAGATCTGGTGTGAGTCGAGCGGTGTTAACCAACATCAAATTGAATCCAGACAAAAGTATCATGCTTGATTCGGCTATCAGGCTAGCAGATGCCCTCGATTGCCGTCTTGAGTGGTTAGCTACTGGTGAAGGTTCGCCAACGGCTGACGAATACAAAGAGCTTTCTCGCATTGAACTAGGTGCTCCCCTGGTATCATTAAACTCGTTCGTTGACGTTGATCCAGATGAGTTTTTAAAAACGGGCGTTTCAGAGCTCACTCAACGATTCCCTTGCCCTAGTGGAAACTCAAAGAGTCAATTCGTTGTAAAGGTGAACGACCAAATCAAAAACTATCCTGCTGGTGGCTACTTGTACTTTGACATTGATAAATCACCTGTGTCTGGTCAATTGGTTGTAGCAAACACTGGTAACAACGTGGAGATCATGGAATACCAATCCGCACACGGTAGGCAGTTTTTGAAATCCATGAATGAAGAGTTACCTCTTGAATTGCGTCTTGTAGAAATCACTGGTCAGAAATTAATTGGCACTTTCGCTGCGTATGCGATATTCTAATTTGTGCCGATAGATATTACTCACAATCAGCTTTTAAAAGGATTTCCCTCGCTATGCGAGGGTTTTTTTTGTCTAAAATCCCAAATCAATCAAAAATGAAAACAATAATTTCATTTTTTATTGTTCTCGAACACTTCCAATATTTTCATCGTTAGGCTAATCTTTGCATCGTTCGGAAACAAACGAGCAAAAATAAAACCGCCCATTTCTGAGCGGCTTTATTCACAAGGTATGACCAGACCATTTAATGGTATGACCGTGTTGAAGCGGCGACCAAACCGCTGCAACGCCGTCATAGTATCACAAAAGATAAGTGAGTAAACATGACTATTGACGAAGCAAAAATGACTGGCGAAGGAACTGCCAAAAAAGACCCTCAAATGGAACGTGTGACTAACTTCCCTGAGTTTATCGAGCGTGTAGAGGCTGGCTCGATTGCTAACGTTCTTGGTTTAGCCACATCCAACGTGGCACTAGCTGTATCTAACTCCGGTAAAGCTGGCGAGATCATCTTAAAGCTAAAACTTTCACCAGCATCTAAAACCGACCCGTCGATTATGAATGTAACCACGGCGATCACGGTTAAAGAACCGAAAGTAAATTACGGCTCGAAAGTCGAAGACTTCAAATATGAAACCGTGGCGTTTGCTGGCTTCGGTGGCAAGTTGAGTTATGACCGCCCAGCCGTTGGCGTCCACAACCAGCTAGAAATTCCGGCTGGCATTAGCAAACTAAGCGTTGGTAAATACTAAGGAGTAACGAAGAATGTCATTTACTAAAGAATCAATTCAAGAACTTGTAAATAAGGGTAGCGTTCCTGAGTTTATTAAAGCTATTGAAGCTAAAAATACGCTTTCCCAACTGATTCTAGTGCCTGACAACTGTTCCCTAAAAGATTTGGAACAGTACCAAGAACACCGCAATAACTTGCGTGGCGAGTTTAATACAATCTCGATCACTGAGTTTGCGAAGTATGCAAAAGACCACCAGCTAGAAGGCTCAAAGACTTTTATTGATGCTGATTCAATGAAAGCTAAAACAATCTTTGACGTTGGTACTAACGACAAAGCAGGTCATCAACTTCACAAGGCTTCAGTATCACTAAAACGCACTGCGCCATTTAAAGCGCTGCTAAACATCGACGGCGAACGCATGGAACAACGCGATATGGCTGAGTTCTTGGAAGATTGGAAAGACTACATTTCTGCGTTTGATTCAAACGGCGAACAAATTGAAATGTTCACGGCGATTGCGGCTGTTCGTGAACTTGATTTTGAACACACTCGCGGCTCAAACCGACAAGTTAGTGATTTCTCTCAATCACAAAGCGAATACGAACGTATTGCGACTAAAACTCGTGAAGATCTTGTGCTGCCTGCGGCATTTGTATTCACTTGCGAACCATACTCTGGTTTAGGTGATTTCCGCTTTGAGTTGCGCCTATCAATAATTCGAAATGAGCTTTTAATCCTACGCATTAAACGCATGGAAGAGATTCAAGAGAAAATGGCTGAGAAGTTCCTTGAAGTCGTTAAAGAAGAGTTCGCAAACCAATCGGTAGCAATGCCGACTTACATCGGTACTTACTAATGAGTAATGGTTCCCTCGTGAGTGAGGGAACCAAATCAGATAAGTTGTATTCACAAGGTAGACCAATGACCAACCAAACCCAACCTGTAGACGTTGCTGTTAATCATCTTCTAAACATGGTTCAAAACCAACTTGGTAACGTCCTTTCTCTTGTTGAAACCCAAGCACAATTAGTTTCTGAATCTCTAAACTACGAAACAGATCAGTACAACGAACTAATTGATCGAATTGAAAAGGCCGAGTCTGAACGCGACACGCTTGAACTGAAAGTTATTGAGCTGACCAAAGAGAACGAAGCAATTGAACTAGACCACCTAGACAAGCTCAACAAACTACGCAGCGAATTTAACTTACTAAAAGCAAGAACGGCTGATCTTCCTGCACTAAGAGAAGAAGTTAAGCGTTACCGTGAAATGAATCCAGACGCTTTAAAGCAACGCCTAGCTAAATCACGCGCAACTGCTGACGAGCGCTTAAACACAATCAACCGTTTAAAGAAAGAATCAAGCGACTACCGCAAAGAAAATATTCGCTTGAAAAAAGAAGTTACTCAACTAAGCGAAGCGGCATTAGAAGCAACGCACCTATGCGAAGAGTACAAAGCTCGATTGCATTTCATTGATGGTGACGTAGAAAAGCCTTACGTTGGCAAAGACGGTTTAGAGCTATTTATCTACCGTTATGGCTACCCTCTTGCGTTCAAGCCATTGGTTAAAAATCTAAGCGTAATTCGTGACTTAAACTTCCATATTGAATTGCGTTCCAATTGGGCTGTTTGTTGTGTGGTAAGTGTCTCTGACTGGCTTATCCCATTAATCCCAACAGTTCACGAGTTTGAAGGCCGTATTCCTACAGAGCTATATACAGACCTTCAAGAAATTTACACGAACGCTGCTGAAGTTAGCCACCAGCATCTAATTGCGCGTGTGGAACACTTTAAAGAAGTCACACTTGAATCTGTTTATGACGGCGTAATCACCGAACGAGAACTAAAGCTTCTGAACGATGCAAATTATTTCTCTGTTTACAGCGTAATGCACCCAACCGATGAACAACTAGCAAAATCAATTAAGGGCATTAGCGAAGCAAGTGCGTCAAAAATCCGAGCAGCAATTGACGAAAAGATCGTTCAACCTTGGGAACGCGAGAACTGGACGAAAGAGCAAGTAAACGAGGTTCGTCGCAAGTGAAATACGATGTGATTTATGCCGATCCACCTTGGCAATTCAGTTCAAAAAGAACTGGCGGATCAATGAAAAGCGGCGCTTCACAAAAGTATCTAACAATGACGATAGACGACTTAAAGAAAATGCCAGTTGGTGAACTGGCATCTGATAACTGTTATCTGATCATGTGGTACGTGAACGCCATGCATAAAGAGGCGTGTGAGCTTGCTGAGACGTGGGGATTTACCGTTAAAAACATCAATGGATTGGTTTGGGGAAAAGAGACTGTTAACGGCTTACCTTTCTTTGGTCTTGGTTACCGCACAAGAGCTGGAACAGAATCGGCACTAATCGCGGTTAAAGGTAAACCAAAACCAGCAAGTCGCTCCGTTCGCTCGTTCTTTACGGCACCAGTTGGCGAACATAGTGCCAAGCCACAAGAAGGCCGCAACAAAGTAGAAAAAATCACTGGACGGTTCGCTAGAAAGCTTGAGCTTTTCCATAGAGGCGAACCAAGAAATGGTTGGGATGTTTTCGGCAACCAATCGGCACCCAGTTTAATTTTAGATGAGGTTGGATTCAGAAAACCATACTTAGCGGAAATTCAACTTCAATATGAGGAATTAGAAAAGTGGAAGAAAAACTAATTAGTATTGAACAGTTGCTTGTTAGATATCGCCCTTTTGCAATGCGCGATGGTGAAAACTTCACAAAACGTGGCCTATACAACTGGCGTAAAACAAAGGGATTTCCTGAACCTGTAATCTCTTCACCGAGACTCATTTGGAAAACGGAAGATGTCTTAAGGTGGGAGAAAAATCAAGGTTACGACTTTTTATAACATCTTCTAACTTGCTGTTATATAAGGAGAGCGACAAAGCTATAGCGAATGATATTGTATTGTACTTAATTTGGATTAAGCTTTTACAGCATTCACCCAGATTCCGCCCTCTTTGTGGGCTAACAATGTACCAATAAGGTCTCGAAGCTCAATTCTATTTGTACAAAATGGAGCGCAGGAGGATGCTGATATTTTTGCACCTTTTAATCCACGCATGAAAACAGTTTCCATGCGTAAAGTACTATTACTTTCGTTTATATATTTTATATTGAATGTAGGCATATTTTTCTTAGTCTTAGTTATAATTTATTTTAATACTTTAATTTAAATGGAGATATTTTATGTTCTTTGAGTAATAAATAAATTGTATGGGTTTAGAGGATATGAGAGTAGTAGAGGTGTGAATACACCTCTACAAATAATTTTATGCAACAACTACATTTGCAGCTTGCAAACCTTTCTGGCCTTGCTCTACTTTAAAGTTAACCTTTTGGCCCTCGGCTAGAGTTTTAAAGCCTTCTGAAACAATAGAGTTAAAGTGAACGAATACATCAGCACTACCATCATCTGGTGTCAAAAATCCGAAACCTTTACTATCGTTAAACCATTTTACAGAACCAGTTTTATTATTAGACATATGTTGTCCCTTATTTTAAATATAATTTACGCGTAACTTGCGAGAGAAGCACTGAAATCTTGAATTATTTAATGTTTATAATGAAGCTAGAGAGGGAAACTCTGAGGATAACAATGAAGGAATTCTGAGGGCTTAACTTAAAAACTTTATTTTTCATTTAATAACTCTGAACTACAACAGAGCAAGTTCAGTATCACTAGTTCCGTATTAAATGTAAAGCTTTATTTTTTCACCATAGAGAAAAATAAACATAAAATTACAAAAAACCATTAAACATCAATCACTTTATGCAACTAGTACTCGCAATCTTACATTCATAGGTTCTAGGTTCAGTGCTAACACCCGTATTTTTACGTGTAGAATCTGTAGACTAATACGCTCAAAAGAGTTCTAAATTAATTACTCTCTTTATAGTTAACTACAGCGTCGTGATAGACTCTCATAGCGTCTAACTGTTGACTTAAATACTGACCTTTATTGTAGGTTTTCATTTCACCAGCCATTTCATGTCCTAGCATCTTCTCAGCGATATAAGGCTCAATTTTCAAATCACCAAAGTGTGTGGCTAAGGTGTGTCTAAATACGTGTGGCGACCAGCTTGGCAACGCTAACGCCGCTTGCAAAGGTCTAAAACGACTTTGAAAGCCTTGCACTCCTAACTCCCTACCCCTGTTCGAGATAATCAAGTTCTCAGAGCTTGGATGAAGGTTGTATAAAAACTCAAAGTAACCAATTAAGAAATCTGGAATTGGACGAACGATTAAACGCCCGTTCTTGCTGTTTTCTGGTGGCACTTTCCAAGTTCTACCTTTCAGGTCGATGTTAACTTTCTTGGCCGTTCTCAGTTCTCCGCTACGCGCTCCGGTAAACATGAGAATCAAACAAGCTGCCGCAAACTCAAGAGGATATTCACCAGAACGGCAATAGTCATAAATCTGCTTGAGTTCTTTGAATGATAAAACCCTATCCCTTGGCTTCGACGGTGTGCCAACAAAACGGCTTTGAATATTGATCAGTTTGTTCTCTTCAATAATGTCTACAGCCATTAGGTATTTGGCACACTGCTTTAATTCTGTCAGCAAGCGAACTGGAACAGTTTTACCTTCAATAGTCTTAATCACGTTGATCCAATCAACGGTTTTCATCTGCTCCCATTCATTAGAGCCAATCTTGCTAATTATGTGTGTATATAGCGCGTTGATAATTAGCTTTGGATATTTGCGCCTTGGAATCAATTCTTCATTAATCCAAAACTCAATACACTCTTGAACGGTTGAGATTTTCTTTTTGGCTTTGTTGTTTCGCGGATCTAAACCTTGCTCAAGCATCTTTTTAGCTTCTCGGTGAATATCCCTGGCCTCTTTTAAAGAAACTTGAGGATAAGTGCCGATTGTTAAGATTGCTTGCTTCCCCTGCCAGCGGAAGCGATAGCAAAAGCTAATTTTTCCGCTCTTATAGAAGCGCGCAAGTAGGCCGCCGCCGTCGGCTAAATCTTGGTGTGGTTTGTCTGTTGGAAAGTTATTTTTGGACTTTAAAGCCCGTTCGGTGATGGTCAT